AATTATATAATAATCATTTTTAAATTCTATTGAGAATTTATAACTTTTAAATTATCATTAACGTGTAAATTTTCGTATGATTCAATAGCAGGTTTAATACTATTAAGAGTTTTATTGTTAACTACTACAACTTTTTTATTTACATTTCCGTAATCACCTCTATCATGTAAAGCATAATTTTCAAACAATATCGGCATATCAATAAAATCTGCTAAACGATTTATATTTTCAATATCGTCATCTAAAAATAATTTTACTGAACATTTATTAAAATTTTCGAGTGTAAATTTTGTTTTTTCTCTTTCAAAGAAAATCAAATCGTAATAAATATTGTTTTTATCCAACCATTTTATTGTATCAAAAAACAAACGATTGTATTTTTTATATGGACGAGCTGTAAGTAATACTATTTTATATTTAAGTGAACGTAAAAATTCAATGAATTCAACAACAACTTTTTGTGACGTTGAGTTAGTCGCTTCTTTTCCTGATAAACGATATTCGTGTTTAAGTTTTTTATAAAGTAAATAATTTTGTTTTTTAATTTGCGCAATTGTTTTAAAAGTTTGTCCACTTTCCATATATACATAATCCAAAAATTCAATAGGATAATGATTTATCACACCATCTATATCTATTATAGCTACCTTCGTTTCTGAATTTATCAATTTTATTTTCTTTTGTTGTTCATATTTAAAGTTAACAATAAAAGATTTTTCATCGTATTTTTCAATAAAATCGTTAGAACTATATCCAGCAATTACAAAACAATTGATTAAAAATTTAAAAGTATCAACACCTTCTTCTAAAAAATTATTACCATCGGCGTTCATATCAGTATGTTGTTTCCAAGGTAATTCATCTAACATTTCCATAAATTCCTTAGCACCTGAAAGAATAAATTCTTTCAACCATTTTATTTTCTCTTCACCTGATAATAAATCAATATCAAGATTGAATTTTTCTTTTAATACTTTTCCTGTGAAAGTTTTTTGTACATCAAATATGTGATGTATAAATTCATGCTGCGTTTGTTTTGTCATCGTTATTTTTTTTCTGATTGTTTTAAAATTTTACAGGATTTAATTAATTCATTTGATTTTATTGAATGATTCCATTGTGCAAATCTACCTATTAATTTTATCCCCTTAAAACTCGTTAGATTTAAACTATTCTTAATTTGCAATGGGACATTTTCGTATTTATCTATTATTCTATGACCTTTTATAAAATTTTGTTTTTCATTAATAGTTTCAATAGTTTCAAAAACTATATAACCCGGGAAAAAAGATTTTCTTGTATAAACATTACTTAACGCATATGAATAAGCGTATTTATTATAATACTCTTCATTATTATCAATGTATTTACATTTATAAAAATGTTTTTTAAGTATCTCATAATTATGTTCGTATTTACCAGAAAAATCATGCATCATTTGTTCAAGAAAATCAATTCTTATAGTTGAAATTAAATCATCGTAGTCAATATAACTACCTTCACCATCGTTATGTAAAAACAATGATTTTAATTCTGTATTTACACTTACAACTTTATCGTAAATAATCATATCATTATCATCCAACCATTGCTTTAATGCAGTAAATAAATTTATATAAAATAAATTCGGATCTGCCTGATCTGCAGTAAAAACTGAAAATGAAGATTCACCGCTTGATAAAAAAGATTTTTCGTATTCTTCTTTACCACGAGTATTTAATGAATATCGTTTTTTAAAATCTTCTGATAATGAAGTAATCTGATCAAAAACGTCTACATATCCAACTTCAATTTCTTTTTCCTGAAGAACATCATACAATTTTATTTTTGTATTTAATTCTTCAAGAAAATCTTTTACATCGTCATCTACCTTTAATAATCTTACACCGGGAATAAAACGTAAATTCAACTGCCCTAAAGGATTTTTATCAATTATTTTATAACCAGAATAATACGACGCAATCATTCCCGCAATACCTCCCCCAATTATATAATTTTTTGTGCTCATAAAATTTGAATTTTTGTTTTATCGATTGAATAAATAGAATTCGATTTTCTGTATGTATCTTCAGCACATCTTCCGCTCATAAACATAATTCTTCCAATTACAGAATCATCAAATAGTTTATGATATTGTTTTTCATCTTCCCAAATTATACAATAGAAATAATTATTGTTTTGATCTATTTTTACAGTTACAATATTTTTAGAAACACCTTTTTTTGTTTTTCTTTTAGTAATTTCCATAATTATTCCAGCAGTAAGTACATGATTATTTTTACTACTACCTTCATATGTTTTAATTCTTTCGTAATCAAAGAAATTAAGAGGTGAATTTACAAAAACAGTGTTAACTATTATTTTTCTGTAATCAATATCATCAAAGCTACAAATATTTTTTGTTTCTAACTGCCAAACAAAATTATTGTTATATTTTTCAGTATGATATAATTCGTATTTTTCTTTTGCAAAAATTTCAAATTTAGATATTATTTTTAATCTATCAATTGGAAATTTAATATTTTCAATAACATCAAAACAACCACATAAAATTAAATTTCTAATTACAGCTTTATTAACAACTTTTGTTTTTCCGCATCTTTCCCAAAAATCGTTAAATGATCTAAATTTACCATTTACCTGTCTTTCATTAAAAAGTTTTTCAACTGATTTTTCACCCGCTTGTTTTATAGACGTTATTGACCAATATATATTGTTCTTATCATCGTAAGAAAAATTTTCTACAGAAAAATTAATATCAGGAGGTAATACATTAACTACTTTTAATTTATTAATTTCGTTCATCCTTTTGGATAAATCTTCTGTTTCATGTACTCTATTTAATGACGCTACCCAAAATTCTAATGGATAATAAACTTTAAACCATTGAGCAATATATCCAGTTATAGCGTAAGCTGCTGCGTGACTTCTATTAAAACCATAAGTAGCAAATCCAACTAATTTATCCCACACTTCTTGTGCAACTTCTTTTTCTACTCCGAAGTTTCTTTCATATCCTTTTATAAATATTTCCTCATGCATTTTATATTTTTGATCAGATTGATTATCACCTTTTAATTTAGTAATAAACTTTCTAAAATCATCTGCTTCTTTCAATAAACAATTAGACATCTTTTGATATGCTAACATTGACTGTTCTTGATAAATAAATAAATACCCAGTATAACCTATTATTTCTTCAAGGTTAGGTAATACATCTGGCTTTTCTTCACCAAATTTCATTTTCACAAATTTAATATGTGCTCCTGTGTCCATAGGACCTGGGCGATATAAAGCGTTTGCAGCAATTAATTCTTCAATATTATCTGGTTTTAAATATTGAGTATATTGTTTTTGTGAATCACTTGTAAATTGAAATATGTCTTCGTTTAATCCTTCATGAAAAAATTCATATACTAATTTGTCATCAAGTGGAATATCATCTATAACAATATCAGTGTTATAATTTTTCTTTATTAATTTTTTTATATCTGCAAATTTATCTAACTGACCAAGTCCTAATAAATCTTCTTTTAAATATCCTATCTCTTCAAGTCTTACGCTATCCCATTGAGTTACTAAATTATCATCAAGTAATTCTGTAGGTGCCCAATCAAAAAATGTTTTTTGATTTTCATTAATAGGTACAATTATAGTCGCTGATGCGTGAACGCCTCTTGATCTTGGATGAAATAATATTGCTTCAAGATATTCTACTACATCTGGGTAATTTTGAATAGTTTCAAGAATTATTTTTTCTTTTAATGCTACTTTAAATAAATCGGTTATATTTCCACTTTCATATTCTTTAGTAATTAAAGAAGTCATAAACTTCAATTTACTATGTTCAACGCCAAAATGTTTTAACGTATCTGTTAAACAAGATTTTAATTTAAAGTTTTGATAAGTACCTACTTCAGCTACACGAAATTTTCCATATTTATCACGAATAAATTGTTTTACATCTTCTCTATAATCACCTTGAATATCTATATCAATATCAGGTAATGATGATGCTAATCTTGATTCATTTAAAAATCTTTCAAATAGTAAATTATACTTTATAGGATCGAGTATTTTCGTAATATCTAATAAATATGAAGTTAATGCACCAGCAGCAGAACCTCTTCCTACACCGTATTGTATATTTTGCGACTTCATCCATCTACAAACATCATGTAATATTAAAAAATAATCGACTACGCCACCTTTTGATAAAACAGTATATTCCATTTGAATACGTTCTAAATAAGGATCGAAATTTTCTACGTCTTTTAATTTTACATCAAAACTTTTATAAATTAAATCCCAAAATAAATCATCGTTTGTTTTAAATATTTTTCTTTCATCTTCATTCATTTCGTATTTAGGTAAATATTTCTTACCTGTAGCTATTTCAAAACTACATTTTTCGTTTATTTCACAAGTATGTTGAAATGCTTTATCAAATTCATTCTTTCCTTTTTCTTTATCTTTAAACAATTTTATAAATTCAGATTGTATTACGTCTAACGATTTGAAATATTGATTATCAGAATCGAAAAGGTTTAATTTTAATACTGAATTTAAAAATTTCTTTATCTGACTTTGATTTTTTTCAATATAAAATGATTCACAAATTATACAAGGATTTATTTTATTACTATATTTTTCGTAATACGTTTGTATATTAATAAGATGTTTTTTATCTCTTTCATTATTTTTCCATTCAACTAAATCTATTTTATAATAAAGATCGTCGTTAAATGTTTTAATATACTTATCAATATTTGAAAAATCATAACCATTACTTAATATACAAATAACGCCTTCGCTTTTTTCAATTAATAAATAATCAATATCTATTGTTTGTTTTTTAAGTACTGAAAATTGCGAATGAATATTCATTATGTTTTGCCAACCAATTTCATTTTTAGCATATAATAATATTTCATACTGTTCAACAAAAATTTGTATACCTAATATTGATTTTATTTTATTTTTTTTACAATGCTGTTGAAAATCTATAATACCATTTAAAGTTGTTTTTTGACAAATACCAATTGTTTCGTAACCTAAAAATTTAGCTTTTTTAATATACTGTTCAGGCATACCAATCGCAGCACCTATTTCATATCCTGTATGAATACCTAAGTATGGAAAATTAGTTTCAAAATGGAAAATTGATTTACCTAAATACTGTAATTTATTTAGTGTTAATTCTTCGCCAATTTCAGAGTAATATAACTTACCACCAAAAACAAAAGCAAAATATTTGATATCTAAATCAACATCAGATATAAACTCAAATTCTTCGTCGTCAAGAATAATTTGAAATTCTTCGTCAATTACTTTACCATTCTTACTTTTAATGAAAATAAATTTACCTGTATCGTAAATTTCAAATACAATATCAGAAATAAAATTATAACTAATATTTAAACTATCTAATAACGATTTTATTTGCTCCATAAGATTTTAAAAATAATACAATAGTATTATTTTTTTATCTTTATTAAATTATACGAGAACATTCCTTTACTTTTAAAACAACAGGTTCGTTATTATCTAATCTTTTAGCATGTAGTTCTATTTGATAAGGTTCGTATTGTCTTATTTTACAAACAACTATTTCACCGTCAATTTCACATCTAATATCTACGTTTTTTCTAAAATAATTAGACATATCGAAAAATTCCTGCTGTGCACGTTGCGCATCGTTTTTATAAATAAATTTGGGAAAACCTTTATCAGTAACTATTTTTCTATAAAATTCCTCGCGCATTGCAGAATCATCAAAAATAGTAGGTAAAAGATTTTTAGTAGAAATATTTTCTATTTTAGCTTTTTTACCGTTTTTTACAAACTCCCAATATTGAATATCTTTAGGACGCTCATAAATACGAGTTCTAATATCAGCGCATATCCATTCAAGTTGAAGTGTATTAAAATAATCAAATATTGAAAGCTGTCTTGCTCTTATTAAATGTTCGTTTTTATCCATTTTTAAAATCTTTTTATTTTCACTTTTGTTTCGAAAAAAGTTGAATATGATTTCAAATTTAATAAAATAAGTTCTAATTCTTCACTATTCATATCACCTGGGTCATTTTCATCTACAAAACCAAGTGAAATGGATTCAAAAAATATTGATATTTCGCTAATATTTTCTTGTATTTTATCTAACACATCTGCTTCATATAAAACAATTAACTTACGTATTCCTTTTTGTTGAAGTAGTTGTATTTGTTCATAATGAATTTTTGATCCATTTGTAGCACAACATTTAACTGCGTTTTGTTCATCTAAAGAAAGTAATAAATCTACCCTGTCTTTATCAAATAACCCTTCTACTATTATTACTGTTTCTGTTTCTTCGTTGCATTCATCTATACCTAAAAGAATTTTTGAAAAATCAGTTAAGGAATTTCTATATCGTGGAATTGGTTTTAAACCCTGTTCTTGCCTTGTCTCGTTCATTTTATCCAACTCATTCTTAGGTTTTATGTGTCTACCTATATATGCAACAGTTTCATCATTCTGTTTAATTAAAAAAATCACATAATCGTTTTTTAATTTAGGGTCTAATTTAGTTATTCCTATTTCATATTTATGATAAGAATAAAAACATCTATTGTCTAAATATTCGTGTGAATTTATTTTTTTGAATCCGAGTGGAATTTTTAATTTTTCAAAACTCAAATCAATATTTATATCAAGATTATTATCTTTAATGTGTTCAAGTAATTTAGTTGGCTCATATTCACCGATATCATTATTACTTGGTAAAAATTCAAATTTTTTTTGATCAAAAATTAATGTAAAAATATTACCCTTATATCCGCACTTGTTTTTTCGATAACATTGGAACGGATGATTTTCCTCTGTATATGAAATGTAAAACTCCTTCTTTCCACAATTCGGACATTGCCCTTTCAGATTGCCCTTTCGATACTCCGTCAAATTGTTTATAAAATATTCGAGTTGTTTTATGGATAATTTCATCTGTTGATGATATAAAAATTAAAAAATCTCTTTTTTGCTGTGTTAATCTTGTTATTATATATTCAATCTTAAAATCAATAAACTTATTATTAAGTTTTAATTTCGTAGTTACGCCATCAACAATTAACGTTATTTCGTTTTTTTGTTTTTTCATTTACAATCGTGCTAATTCAAATTGTGTCCTCATACTGTCATAATATCTACAGTTATCCATACTCGACCATATTTTATAAGTTTTTTTAGATTTATGTCTTCTATATTTATCAGCATATAATCTACTTCTACCTTCATCGTATTCTTCATCAGTTTGATTGATTGTAAAAAAATATGAAAAAGGTTTTACGCAACCTTTGTATTCACTTATATGCGATCTTGTTAAAACAAATTCTGGATCGTTATATACTTCAGGTCTAATATCATTAGCTTGAGTAGCTGTACAAACATGACATTTAAATTCAATTGCTATATTAGTCATTTTTTGCGCAATATCATTTCTTCTTTTTCTTTCAGACGCATCTCCTGTACCATATTGTCCTTTTACAGTAAACAATTCAAGATAATCAAATATCACTAAATCTATTGATCCCCATTTTTTCTTTATTTCAAGTAAAAATTCCCTACATTGATCTATAGACATTGAATCAAAACTTTCAGAAGATTTTATAATAACTTCACCACCGTGAGTTAAAATGTTTTTTCTTGTTCTTTGAATTTTTTCATTTAATGAATCTGATATTATTCCTTCACACATTTCATCTATTGGAACTGAAGTCCAACACGAATCATATAAATCTAAAGTTTCTTCTTCAGTACCTTCTGCTTGAAAATGTACAACCTTATTTCCTAATCTTGCCGCTGAACTACCAATCCATTTTAATAATGTTGATTTACCTGTTCCCGATCTACCTAATATTAAAGACGACGTTCCTTTTCTACCACCACCTTTAGTATCGTTATCTACTTGAGAAATTGAAAAAGGAACTTTTTGTAATAATACATCTAAATCTGCTTTATGTTTTCTTAAATCATTTCTTTCATTAAACGATTCAAATAATGTTGTATGAGTTTTATCTGTTATTGAAAAATCTGTAATTCTTTTTGATTCGTTATTTAAAAGTGAAATAGCTTTATTAGCTTCACCTTTATTAAATAAATCACCTGAATCATTATACATATTTACAAAAGCAGCATTTTTTACAAACTCTTCAAATCTTATTATTATTTGATCATGATTATCTCTTATAGTTGCGCTTTTAATTTTCGATAAAAAATTAATTACATTTCTTTCTTTATTAAATTGTTGCGCTAATGTTCCTACTGTAGGTGGTTTATTAAAAATCTCATAATTATCACACATTGTTTTCCAAACAATTTTTTGAGTATCATTTTGTAAATACGAAAACTTTAAATGTTGTTTAAAAATATCAAACATATTATTTGACGATAAAGCAACGTTAAATAATTCTACTACAAAATCTTCGTTTAGATTTTTAAATTCCGGCGATTGTCCCATTTGTTATTTTATATTTCTTGCTTTATATAATTCAATAAAATTGTCTTTAAGTATTGTTATACATTCTTCTTTTAAATTGCAATCAATACAAATTTTTGAATCAGGTTTATATAACGTTGTAAATTCAATACAACTTACTAAAACAGTATCGTCGTTTTTGAATTTTAATTTTAATATTTCTTCGTAATCATATACTTCATTTACTTTTACAGTTTTTCTTTCTGGTACATCATTAAAATTAAATTTGTATAATTTTAAATAATCACTTCCTTTAAATTTCCAATCAAAATTTATATCTCTTGCACAAAAATTATAAAAAGGTTTTTCATCAAAAATCATGTTTAATAATATCCTACCTTCTGGATTAATTGGATTCGGTGCTATATTTTGCGTTTCTCTATATTCAAATTGAAAAACGCAATAACACCATAACATCCATCTATCTGGATGTTGAAATTCAAGTTCAAAGTTTTTTATGAATTTTTTAACTATAGAAAGCGACCAATCTGTATATTCTAATTTATACTTTTTGTTTTTATATTTTTTTGAATAAAAATATGTATAAAAATCTGCAACATCATCTACATTAATATTCATTATTGTTTAAAACGGTTTTATTATATAAAAAATCAAAAATCTTTATCATGCAGTTTTGATTTTTATAATTACTAAAAAAGTAAATTATATCGAAATCAATTGTAAAATCATCAATATTAAAAACTGAATTATTAATAAGAGTTTTAAAAAAATTATCAAATAATAAATGTTCCAATTCATCTTGAGTAAGATAAAAATTTTGAACTTCATTAGAATCATAAGTTTCAAAAATAAAATAAACTCCCATACAACAATCGCATAATCTTATAGATAAATATCTTATAGTATGATGAATTAAAGGTTCGTTATTATTGCTGTTATCAAACATAATACAATTATAATAACAATTTTTAAAAGAAAAATCTCTTTATATTAATAAGCGATCTTTATAGAAAAACTATCACTCTTTTCGTTGTAAAAATTATCTTCATTTGAATGAGCTTCAAGTAAAGTTGTGCAGGAATTAAAAATAAATTTACCAGTATTGTCGAAATAATTTGTATTAGTATCATCGATTGTTTTTTTCAACCAAATTCCTATTACTTCATTAATAGCAAAAGATGCAATAGTTAAAGCATTTCCAATTTGATCTATATCCGTAAACGATGCGGCAATAGGAATATCCGTTTCGTTTTCAATTGTTTCAAATACGTTTTGATTATTAACGTCTACAGCTGGTGAAACTAACGCACCTTCAAATTTACATATACACCCTACTGCTTTTTCAGTATAAATTTTAACATCAGTTTGAATACTACCTGACGTATTCATTAATGATATTAATCTATAAACTGTTTTCTTTTCTTTTATATCTTGTATTGTAACGTCATTAAATATTGAATTTTTAACACCATTTTTAATCTGTGAAATAGACGGGTACGCACCTAAAGATAACCAACTGTAAGGTTGTGTTCCACCTGCTGATTTTGAACCCGAATAAAATAGTAACATATTTATTGTTTTAAGCTGTTCTCATTATATACCAAAGCGGTTTAAAAGGTGGTCTGTTTTCATGTGGATCAGAAGCAGTTAAATTAATATCTTGTTCAGTTCCATAAGAAGTCTGATTACTTCCACCATTTAATGGGATTTCTATACCATTCATTTTTATAGCAGCTATTCCTGTTGCTATACCGCCATCAATATCATCAACTTTTACACTTACAGTAAGTTTACCTTTTTCAGCGTTTGTAAGTGTATGTGTTTCTGAACCACCGCTATCACCTATATCGTAATCGCCTGCGACATCGCTAGCACCAACTGCAAAAATACCTCTTCTATCTACAGTTCCATTTTGTCCATTACATCTTGCAAAACCTTTCCAGTTCCATTTTCCTAATCCAGTACCATCCCATTTTGTTTCATCAACTTGTTCAATTGAAATTACTTCATATTGTTTAGTTGTATGTCTTTTAACGACATCATCAAAATATTGCGACGTAAAAGGATTAAATAATATTGATTCGTTTGCAGGTAATGGCAATACATATTGTCCACTTGAATTTAAATATACATTATCAACACCGGAATATGCATTTACAGATATTACAACACCGTTAATAAACGCTGTACCTGCTGTTACATCTATTGTACCACCGTTATCAGTAACAATACATCCTTTTAATATTATAGGTTCGTTAAATCCTAAAAGCAAAGCGATAAATCCTGAAGAAAAACTTCCACTTACTGAAGTAAGTAAATAAACAAGAGAATTTGAATAAGTAGTTCTTACTGGACTTACTATTAAATCACCTAACGAATCAAATTGATTTTCATTGTAATATCCATTAGTAACATCATCTGCAATATTTATATACTGCGTATAATCATTTACTGTTTTGTATCTTGTTTTTATTAAATACTGTGTTTGAGTAGTTGAATTAATAGGCACGTTACAAAAACCATATTTATCGTTGATGTTGAATTTAAAAAAGAATTCATTTTTTGTACCTACTTCAAGAAAAGAAAAATTTACTTCTTCTGCATTTGGCGTTAATAAAATATTATCGGTATACAATGTTACGCCACCATCTGAAGAAAAATCTTCTATAATTAATCTATCCAATCTACATTTAACACCACCACCTGATAATGTAACAGATAAAATATTACTATAAATTCCTTTTGGTGAATATAAACGCCATCCAACAAATTGATCAGCAACAATAGTTGAAATATCTTTTATTAAACCACCTTCTGCATTAGATAAAAAAACTTCATTTAATGTAGTATCTACTGACCATGTTGAGCTTCTTACTCCCCACGACATTCTAACGTTATTAGATTGTTTATTTGAAAAAGAATTTTCCCACCTTATTTGATCAATAGCTGTTATTGAATTTGATAAAATCTGAATTTGTTTATAAACATCGTTGTCTAATAAAATTTCAGTTCTTTTATCTTGTATGTCAATAATATATGTACTACCTCCTTCAATTCTTGCGCGAACACGAGCTAAATAAAATTCTACACCAGCAACTTTTGTAGGAGCAACGTTTGGCGTCGATTCTTCAACTAATTCTATAGTACTTGAATCATAAACAAAAGGAAATTTATTTAATGTAGGAACTACTATTCCCGGTGTAAAAGTTCCAACTATCTGTAACTGTAAATCAGTTTCAGATTGAAAAACATCACCTTGTAATATTGCAGCCGTATCTGAAGATACTTCAATTATATCGTATTCACCAGTATTTAAAGTAGCGTTTGCAAATTTTACTCTTACTTGAAAATTAGGATAACCTCTTAATACTTTAGTTAATTCACTTGATACACCTGTTAAATTACCTGATGTATCAATTGAAAACGTACCTTGCTCAACGTTTGTAGATATATAACTGCATTTCACCCAATACCAAATATCTTGAAAAGGTATGGATATTTTTTTAATATCGTTAAGTAAAATTAATTCACAGTTTTTATCAATAGCTTTAAGCTGCTGTATTCTTATTTTAAAATTAACAAGGTCTTCAACTTCAACTTTTCCATTTTGAAAACTAGAATCTGTATATGGATTTTTAATTATCCCGGGAGATAACATTTTTTGTGTAAAGTGTTGACGCCATCCTTTTTTATCAAGAAAAAGTTTAAATCTTTCTAATTCGTTTTTTCCTATAAACAAATCATTTGAAAATTTTACTTCACTCATTTTAATTTTTTTTAAATTTAACTTAAAACTTTTATTTCGTAATTTTTATTAATTAACGAATTAAAAGGATCGAATTTATAAACTTTACTTGCAACTTCTTCAACACCATTTGTAAACAATACTATATTATCTGTTACATTTTTAAAAATTATATCTCCGTGCGATACTAATCCAACACCAACAGCATTATCTAAAGTAACGCGAACAAAATATTCATTTTGTTGAATATCATATTCTATTTCTTGTCCATAAGTCAAATAAGGATTAAAATCATAAATAAGTAATCCACTATTTTTATTATAGATTGATACTTTTGTAATAACGCAATCTTGTAAACTTTCAGTAAAATTAACTATTTTTATTTTATTAATAGTTGAATTTAAATCTATACACGTAGGATGATTTATTACATTTGGAATATAATTACTATCACCTACGTTATTATCTTCAAGAAATTCAGTTTGTGCATATTGCATTGTTCCTGAATATGCTAAAATTCTTTTTTTGTATGCTCTTTGCGACATAATTAAATTATTTCTTCTATTGTAACATAAATATTTGGAGTCATTCCTAAAAATTCCAAATCAACAACAGGTGATGTATAATCTTGTTGAAAAAATATAACACCACTTGTACCCCAAACAGTAATTCGCATTTTTACACCTAAATTAGATGCTGAAATTAATATTTTAAATGAACCTCCTAAATCGCTAATTTTAGACTGATAATCGGCACTTCCTATATCGCTATGTTGTTTTACAAGAACATAGCTAAGTCCGTCAAAAACGTAATATCTAACGTCGTGTGTTATATTTGAACCAACAATCTTAACAGTTTCATATTGATAAATACATAAATCTGTACAATCACACAATGCTGTTTGTTCATATCCTATCCACGTAAGTTTTCTAAATAAAACAAGAATTTTATTTGCTATATGCGTTTTTAATAAATCAAAAGTTACATTATTAATTCCTATTAAATATTTTGTTTCGCCATTACATGAAACTTCATATCCAGCTATTGCCGGAAGTACTGGTGCGAATGAAGGAGTTTCTTCAGCAAATACTTTTAAACTATAAGTTTTATTTTGAATAATTTTTTGCGCAGTTGATTCTACAGGATTATCATTTTCCAATGAATAAAAAGTTAAATCACCTGCTGTAATTTCAGCTCTTGCAAATCCTACCCAAGATTCTTTTTTAACTTCCAATACAAATTCACCTCCATCAATTTCATCATTAATTGTACATATAGATTCATCGTCAACTATAGTACAACCATTTGTAGCTGCTGTTATTTTTAATTTAAAATTTAATGGACCTGTACCTACATGTATATTTGTTACAACAGGTATTATTTTTTGTGTTTCACCAGATAAAAAAGTAACGTTTGAAGATATAGCTGAATAATTTACACCTGCAGTCGCCGTACCATCTTCAGTTTCATAACTTACAACAGTAGTAGCACCTATATCTGCTATTCTATCTATCGCAAAATAAGCAACGTTTCCTTCTGTTACTACTATATCGTTACTAAAAGTTACTCGTTGATTATATTCTGTATCTAATTTTACTCTTAAATAAATTTTTATATCAGCACTACAAATTGTATTTAAAACTGAATAAAATAAATCGGCTGTCAACGTGAACCAATTTACGTTATCAAATGAATATTGTAAATCTTTTTTATAATTATGACTAAATAAAATACTATAATTATAATTTTCACTTATTACTATCTCTTGATCTGGTAACGGAACACCGTTATCAACATTTAAAAAATATTCAGAAATTGGTTTTAAAGTTCCGTTTTCATATATTTTTAAAAGCAATGAATAATCAGCATCATAATCTACATTCGTCCAATCAAAATATAGAAGTAATTTAAATGAATTATTTGAAATAATAGATTCAGGTTGTAAATCATTTAAATACGATATTTTATGAACTATATTATACGGTAATAAATAATGAGATAAAACATCTTCTATTTTATCTTTATCGTTTTCACTATTATTTAATAACCAAATTGATAAAAAGTTTTTAACGCCCATTAAAAACCTTTCATAAGTTGTATATGCAGGTGTAATTCTAAAATCAGATATTGTAACTTCTTCTTCAGTTGGTACTGTAATTTTTAAATAAGGTACTATGTATTTATTAGATTCTTTAAATCTGTAATTAAGAGTACCATAAATTTTATCTGTAGTTTCAAATCCCGTTTCTAAAAATCCGTAAATAAACAACCTTACCATTTTATAATCACCGTAAGTATTTATTACTTTACCACTTAATGCCAATACCTGATCTGATATTCCAGCTGCATCAGAAATTGTATCTGCAGAATAATCTACTTTAAAAGTTTTTACGCCAAAATCAATATTTATAGCACCTGGGTTACCCGTGTTTTTTATTAAAAATGTACATTCGTAAGAAAGATACGGATTTATTTTTATAAGTTTACCTGTTCCAGAATAATCAAATCCATTAAACGCTCCACCACCGGGTGTGATAATAAACTGTAAAACTTTTTTATCGCCTTCTAAAACTATCGATGCGTTACTACTATCAATAATTGGATAAAGTGATAAATCTTTAAACTGTGTTTTTTCATAAGCTTTATTAGCGTTTATGTTAAAAAACATTCCTTTATATAAAGGTGAACAATTATTAACATTCCAAGAAAAATGTTCTGGCTTAAATAAAGCAAATATAAATTCATCGGTTTTATTATAACAGATTAATCTTAAAAATTCTCCTGTTATACCTACAGTACCATCGATATTATCTTCATCTTTAATTACGTTATATGTACCTCGTTTTGCAAATTCATTATATAATGATTTTCGAATATTGTTTAATTCCTCATTTGTTTCATCGCCACATAAATACATTCCCCACTGCGTTAAATATTCTAATAATAAATTAGAGCAACTTGAATTATTATCTTTTATTTTTGTTATCTTTCTTGCGAAATAAACGTAATAAGAAAAGAATTTAGATACACTTAACCAAAAATCTATAAAATCTTTATCTTCAAAATTATCTGAAAAAGCTCTTTCAATATAAACAGGTAATAAATTTTGTCTGTAAATTTTTTCAGTTACATTTAAATACCAGTTTAATAAATTTAAATCAGTATTTTCAAACAAACATTTAAAATCAGACATATTAAAATAAAAATCCAAAGCATCATTTGTATTATCTTGAAGCGTTGCTTGAATTTCTGTATCTTCCCATGTAGCAGGATCAACATTATTACTTCCTTCTCTTGTATATTTATATTGTAAAAATAATGGTTTGTTAGGTTGTACCTGTACATTAGTTAAATTGTCAATATTTAATAACTGCCAAGGCGCCCATAAGATATTATCAAAAGAATAAGAAAATTCTCTTTTAAATTGAATATCAACTGTTTCACCAATAACAGATTCTGAATATGATAGTAATGCTATCAATCCTATTGCTGGTATATCAGTTTTTAAAAAAAGAATATCACCACTTGCTGTTGTTATGTTTTCTACTACTGCCATTTTTTAATTTTCGTCGTATATTAAATCTCCAGTTGTTTGATCTACATAATAATCTAACGATTCATTGTTTTGAGTAGGTTCTATATCAAAAGAAGAAATAGTTGCTTCACCATTTGTTTGATCAAATAAAACATCTACTTTTTCATTTCTTAAAATGATATTTAATTCACCTGTTGCGTTATTACTTTGATTATTTAATGAACATAATAAAATGTTAGGTTTTTTTGCTTTAAAAAAACATAACAAATAAGCTAATAACGTTTGAATGTTATAAGTATGTTCTGTTGTAGATGTTACGTATATACTCATATGTTTCCTACTACAGTTGTTTGAAAATTAATATCTGGATCATTTGGATAATAAGTAGGTGTTAAAACTGAAAACCCTTGAATTAACTGCCCTTGTTGATTTCTCATTATAAAACCTCTTAATCTTGGTAATTGATATTTATTTACTTTTATATCAACTCTTGGGAAAAAATATTGATCGTATACATATTTAACTCCCTGCGTTGATTTTACTATCTGTAAAATATCATCCCACTCTATTTTTTGTTTTACAGGATTAAAAAATCTATGATCGTAAAGTCTGTTTAATCTTAACTGAATTTCAATACGGACATTATCTGGATTTGCGTTATTATATAATTCACAGCGAAAATCAATATCGTACGGATAGTATTGCATATTTTGTAATTCACATCCATAATTTTCAGATCCAAAAACTGGATTGTCTGATATACATAAAAAATTACCAGCACGTGATAATAAATCAGATAATTCAGAATTACTTAACGCAGCTGCATTTTGAGTTGCAATTGAAAGTATATTTTTTCCACTATCTGATATACCATTAAAAAAAACTTTTAAAACGTTAGTATTTACTTTCATAAACGCTTGTTCAATTGCTGAAGGTGTATTTCTTGCTAAAATATTTGGACCTTCTTTTATTCTTAATCTTAACGATCTATCGTCTTCATTATCTCTACCACCAGAAGCACTTACTTCGTTTATTACTGCAATATTACCTACAGGAGGTGATACCATATTAATAAGTGATAAAGGTTTAACGTTTGTTTTTTTACCTGTATTAATAGAACGTACTTTTACATATTCAAAACCTAATGAACCTATTGAAAAATCATCTTCAAATTCAAATACAATTCCATCTTGTCCTGATATTTTATTTACTAATTTAGAATAATTAGTTCCAACGGCTCCCACTACTCTTAAATAAACTGAAGAACCGATTGCGCTATAACGAGGAGCTATTCCATGATTTTCAGCAACTTCATCTAAAAAAGTTCCGTATGCAGTATCAGGAAACATTTTTGAAAATGCTAACGCAATATCTTTTTCTGCCTTACCAGAAATTTTAGCAACACCAGATGCAACTCCTGATAATACAGATTCATCAGATACTTTAGATACTTTACTTGTTGTATTTATTAAAGCTTCAAGAAATAATAATTTCCTGAATTGAGTAGTTGAAGGAGTAATTGGTGAGTTTGACATATCATCAAAATTAATTAAAATTGTAACTGTTGATTAATAATTTCATTAGTTCTTGTTTTTACCTCATAATCTATTAACACTGAATCGTCTATTTGTTTAAATGAAATTATATTAAATTCTGAAAAAGAATCGTCGTTATCAAAATTACTATTCAATTGTCTAACAATAACAGGATAATTTAAAAAACCTGAACTTACACCTACAACAAAGTTTTTTGATATTCCATGTTCTGGAAAATCTGGATTATCGCCTTGTTTTAATCCAGCCAATATTTCACATGATTGTAATGCGCAATCTAAACCTGTTACAGTATTTAAATCGTTATCTATAAAAGATAATTTTTTAGCAATATCTTTTCCTTTTATTGTTTCTTCGTCAATTAAATCAATAATTGAATCTATTTGTAATTTTTTTAATCCAGATATACGTAACGGTAATTTTATAAAAACATTTCCTTCTGAAGTATATTTTTCTTCTTCTAAATCATTATCATACGCTATATCAAACCACGAATCTAAAAAATTATCTGAATTTAAAATTTCATATGCTATTTGCTCCAAAGTTTCGTTTTGTCTGATAATGTAATTCATTTCAGGACTTTGACTTTCAAGTAATGAATTTTTAAAAAACTTACCCCATTTATTAGCGTTTAATAAAGTATCAATAGAACTTTCAATTATATCAATGTTTTCAATTAATTCAAAAAAACGAATATCTGAACCTAACGCATGTCTATTAATATCAAAATTTCTATTAATATCGATTATTGTTATTTTGAGCTGATTTAATGCTGATTTAACCCTGGGCATTAAAAAAACGTTTAAATCATCGGAACTTCTTGAAAATCTTGAAAGAATAGCGCTAGACACAGTAAAAAACGGTATTAAGTCGTATCCTGTTATTTCTTTGAATTTTTGTATTATGTTATCTGAAAATGTCATTATCCAAAAATTAAATTACTTATTGATGAAATTCCTCTTCCCGGTCCGTCTACATTATAAATACCTGATAAAGAATTTGCAGTTTTTCCAACTTTAAATAAAGCAGAATTTCTAAATAAATCTTCACTATTTACGAATTTATTTACGAATTTAAAAACATCTTGCGCACGTTGTTGAGTAAACTGATTTATAGATAAACTTTTTCTAAAATCATTTACAAATGATTCAGCTGGTGCGATAGCAGTCATTTGTAAAATATATTGCCAAATCATATTTGTATCTTGGGACATATCACTTGAAATATCGTTTACTCTTACAACATACGATTCATTTAAAGCTAAATTATAAAATAATAATGTTCTTGGTTTACCATCATCAACAACTCTTGATTCATTTACTATTCGCATTAGTATTTTAAAACACCCGTAACCTGTTTTAACATTAGCATCAAAATCTTTTAATGTTACTTTACCTGTATTAAATTTCTTAGTTTTCTTAAAAGTATTTATTTGATTGTTAACATATTTAGATGCATTACCGATTGTATTTTTTCCAATTAAAAATTTTAACCTTCTACCAAAATTACCATTAATCGTAATTTGCTTTGGAGTAAAAGTTTGGTTTGAAATTACAGCAACACCGCTCATTGTTTTTTGTATATTTTCAACAGGTCTGTCACTTTGCTTAAATGACGATGGGTTTACTGGAAAAATAAAATACTCCATAGTTTTACCAGCTCCATCTAATAATTCAAATGCAAAAAGGTATAATTCAAACTCATCTGGGTAGTTTGCGTTTAATGATATCTTACCCGCCGTTCTTAAAGAATCATTTACTCTATCAGTAACGTTTGATATACTACTCATGTTATTGCGTTTTGAATTACTATTGGTGCTGCGTTTGTACAAGTAACAGGTCCACCACCATTACCACCTAATACAATAATTGTACCCGGTGGAATAGTAATTTGTAATTTTTTAATTGCTTTATAAATATTATCTTCCATATTATCACTAAATTTTTTAATGACAATGTTTAAATCCTTCTGTTCTTTTTTATTAAGTTCAGTAACAAATTTTTGTATGTCTGCAGATAATGCGCCTTTTACTAACATTTATTTATCTTCATTTTTTTTCATGAAAAAATATTTCGATAATATATTTTTAGTTTCTTCTTTTAACTTTAATATATCAACTTTGTTAACTAAAGGTTGTTCACCTATTGATGTAAAAACTGTAGAATTGCCGACAGTTTCTATAAACTTATCAAGAAAATCTTTTAATATATTTCCTTGCGCAAATGCTTCTTCTTCTTTAGTTAATACAAATTTATCAATTTCAACAAGAATTTCAGTGTCTGATTGTACAATTCTTGAATATTTATTTAAATTACCTACTAACGTTTGCTTTGAAAGTTCACATCTTTCATATGAAGTATTATAAGTTTCTTTTTTTACTGATGATTCTATTTCAATTATTCCTTTTGAATTTTTAATAAAAATTACAGGACTATCACCAGAAATTAAAATAGAAATAGCTTCATCGTTTGGATTTAATCGTATTTCACAAATACTATTTTTAAATCGTCTTTTTATAACATATTCATTTTCTTCGTTGTTACTATTTTCTTCTTCACTTTGTAAAACACCAACTACTATTTGTTTATTATTAAATTCATCTAACACATATACGACAGATGAACCAAATGCTTCATTTTCAGGAAATTCAATTTGTTGCAAACAACTTTTTGAAATAGCAATATTATTAATAACACCTCCAGCTTCACTTGTTATACTTACAGTACCAGTCATAAAACAATCAAGAATGTATTGATCTCTATCTACATTTTCTGGTACTGTTATATAAGCAACACCAGCTATCCACTTATTATTTGTTGATAAACTAATCATTTTTTAAAAACTGTTTTCTCGATATAAAAAATTTAAAAACTTCTGGATTAACTACGAAATTTTTTCTAAATTCAGATTGATTAACTCGTGTTATTTCTCTAAATCCAATATTAACTTCTTGCGTTTCATATATTGGTTCTGGAATACTACTTTCGGAAAATTTTAAATTAGTATCATCAACTGTTTGTCCTAAAAACATTGATACTTCTTCTTTTCTTCTTTTTACTAACCCCGGTAAAATAGTGGGATCGCCTTTTCTTGTTACTGCAGTTGTTGACCAAGTATAAATTAATTCATCTTTTGAAATTTCATTTTTAAGAAATTGCTTAACTTTTAACATGAAAAATTTAAAACTTTTTAAATTACCAGTAGTATATGTAAAATCAAATAACGCATCAAATTGATTTTGAGTAAGTTTTAAACCAAACGTGTTTGTATATTGAAAAACTGTATTACTTATATCTATAAAATCTCTTTCACGTAATTTATCACCTTCTTCTTCAGTAATAGTTTTTGTTAATAAATATTCTTCACCAGGTTGAATTTGATGTCCCCATCCTATAGTATATAATTGTTTACCATTTTTTAATTTACCGTCAGTATACGCATTTGTAATAAATTTACCACCTTTACCAGCTTCCCATTTTTTTACTAATTTATAAGCAGATTCAGATGCTTTAAAAACACCTATAAAACTATCAGGGGATAATATTTTACTTATACCTTGTAAATCTGAAATTAATAATTCACTATTAAATAAATCATAAGGTAATTTAGTTACTAATTCAACCAATGTTGTTGTAGATTGAATAGCTGGTGAAAACGATTGTTTTTCTTTTTTATAAAAATCATCTATTTCTTTTTGATTAGTTATAACAGTTCTTAATTCTGTAATTGGTTCAGTTACTTTTTCATACTTTAAATCATTATCTAAATTTAAAATATTGAAATAAGAATACTTACTGTCAATTATATGTTTTTCAACCATACCTCTACTTACAGTTATTGAAGTAACTCTCGTCTGTTTATCATTATTAATACCCATTGATTGAGTAACAGCGTCGACATAAAATATTTCTCCTGTTGGAATATATCTTACAAAATTTCCTACCTTAATTCTTCTATCGCCTAAAATTTGTATTCTACCTTTTCGTGTAAAAGGTAAATAACAATGAGTTTCAACTAAAAATTTTAAATCAAGTAATGATTGTGTTTCTAATGCATTTAATACTAATCCAGAATCAGCAGTTATTTTAGTACTAAATGGTATGTAATTATGTTGTACTTCATAAGATTTCGATCCATAAATTTCTGCAAATTCAGATAAATATACAGGAGGTACGTATAGTCTACTATATGATGCACCTAATTGATTTGCTTTAGGTGTAAGGTGATACCATGAATAAGCTTCTGTTTCATCAGTTAACATATCACTAATTACAACTGATGAATCAATATCAATAATCAAATTAGTTTTTAATTGATAATCTTCTTTTAATTCATTATTAATTGAAGTATCTTTTATTTCAGATTTTGTTTTTACAACTCCATTTAAAAGCGCTTCATATGCTTTTTTATCGAACGGTGGTTTTCTTATTATAAAATAAAATGAATCACCATATGTATCTGAATAAAATTCAATAAATTCTTTTTGACAAACTCCTTGTAAAAAATTTAATAAACTACCTGTAGCAGTAGAAAGCGTTGTATCAACTACTATTCTCTTATCTACATTTTCATCTGTTACTAAATTAAAAATTTTCCAAATCCCTTTACTTAATTCTTTATCATTAAATTTTTCATTTCTTTTTAATTCAGAATCTATTATTTCACGATCAGGAGTAGAAAATGAAAGCTTCTTTATTTTCGATTCTTTATAAAAAGAAAATAATTCATCTGGACAAATTAGAATATTTGAAAGTTGTGAAATTACAAACTGAAAAACATCGACTATTGAGAGTTCTTGTTTATAAAGTGGCAATAACCCACCAAACATTCTACTTGTTAATACATTATCTTTTCCGCCTGACGCAATATATTCACTACCTTTAGATACTTCATAAGGGAAAAAATATACTCCGTCTTCAATAAAAACTTTCATTAAATCTTCACCTTCTACTGAAATATTTACAGAACCATCTTCAGCAGAAGAAGATTCAGAAGTCGATCCAATTAATCCAATTAAGTCAAAAACTTCTCCCGCTAGTTCTGAGTTATCAATAAACATATTTTCAAAACCATCTTTTCTATTTTTTTCTAATTGTAATTTTTCAAATTTTATATAAACAAGATCGTTTTGTTGCAATAAATCTTTAAACAAAAATTTTGTTTTTACAAACTGTTCTTTATCGTTTAATTTTACAACGGGTGTTCTTACTAACGTACTATCGTAAAATGTAGTTAATGAATCTCTATTTATTTCAATTTCATCATTACTATTTATAGTATAAGTTAATGGCGCTAATTTTAATTGAAAATTTCCACCATTTACAGCGTTTGAAATTGAGCATGAATAAATATAAGGCGAAACATCTAATAATTTATTAGGCATGTTTAATGCTCTACACCATATCCAAACCGATATCTGTGACATCTGCTGAATTAACCTACCATTTGGTGTATTATTTTGAAATATATTGGCTGATCTAACATATTCCTTATTGTTTTCAAGTTCTACAAGTTTATCAGCTTTAAACCATGCTTCTGGTTGCGTAACAATATTTATTCCTTGAAACGCATAATTTAATATTTCAACTTTATCTTTTGACGCTACTAATTCAACACCATATGGTAAATAAATTTCTTCAAATTTTCTTTTATTAAATAACTCAATATTTTTATTTTTTATATCAGAATTAATTATAGCGTTCTGTATTCTTGAAAAATTATTACCTGAATCAGTTTCGTCTTTTTGATTTAAAAATTCTTCAGCGTTTTTAAATCTATTAAAAACAGGAGAACGTTGAAATTTTAAAAACGCGTCTACAGTTTCAATTAATCTATTGTTATTTACAAAATAATATAATTTACTTATCGGCATAATTAATTTATTATTCGTGCGCTCCCCACTTTCTTACATCTCTCTGTATTTTTTGATAATCACCGTGGGGAGAAGCAAATATTCCTTTACGCGAAGGATTAATTATAGTATTATCGATAGACGAAACTGTTACATTTCCTTTACTATCAACAACTACTTTTATCGTACTTCTATTAAACACATCTTCTATCGCTGCTGACAAAGATTCAATTACAGCAGCAACACCTTCTTTAGCACCTATTGCAAAAGAATCTGTTATTTTTGCTAACGCTTTTTCAGGATTTGTTGTAAAATCACTCGCCTGTTGCATTACTTGATCTCGTGTTAAACCACCACCTGTTTTTAAAATATCTGCTATATCTCCGTTTTCATAAAGAATTTTATTTTTATTTTTATAAAGCTCCTTAATTGAATCAAAAGACATTTGACCGCCAAATCTGTTTCTTAAAGCAGTTAACATTGTACCTTCAGGTGCGTTTGAATATTCTTGCAATATACCTTTTAATAAATGTTTACTAAATACACCTTTTGATTCTTCTTCATTTAACTGATCTAAACTTGCACCGGGCATAGCTTTTCTTAAAATTCTAAAGTTAATTACTTTAGCAATATCATCACCTGGGTTTGCAATTGAATCGTTTAATGTTTGAATATTTCCCATCGATCGTTGATCACGTAATCCCCATTGCCCACCAATTCTATTAAAATTTAAAAGTAATCCAGCTACTAAAGGATCATTTCTTTCTGTTTGAATATTTCCTAATGTTTTTGTAAGCGACATAAATTGATTAAGAAAAGTAGTATAAAATGAAGTATCACCACCTTTAAATAATCCTTTCACTTCACCTGCTTTCGCCAATCCAGTCATAGTTTTCATTACATCAGAATCTTTAGAATTTCCCATACGAGAAAGTTCTACTAACTGAAGTATTTCTTCGCTACCAACTTGCATTGTTTTTACAAGTGCAGTGAGATCAGATGCGTTTAAAGAAGAATTAGCAAATCCTGAATGATGTGCTATTGTAGTTTGTCCAGCTGTAAAATCTTGAAACGATAATCCCATCGCTTCGTTTTGTGCTCTATTTCCACCTGCTACGCCTGTAACGCCTAATCCAGTAAAAGCAGCATTTTTAAATATTTCACTTTGCCATCCAACTTGTGCGTCGTATGCTCTTTTTTGTTGTTCAGTTATTCCACCAAATAATTCACCACCTATCCACGAACCTAAATTTGAACCAACACCTGCACCTATTACTGTTTGTCCACCAGCAAATGAACCTATTACTCCTCCAAGAATACCGCCTATGATTGCACCACTCATTTTACCAGTTGCTTCTGCAGCAGGTACAAGTGCATCATAACCATCTCTTGAATTTAATGCACTTCTTGCACTACCTGCAAACGATTTTAAGTTTTCAACACCTAAAACGGCATTAAACATATTTCTAAATGTGGCAGTATTTTTTGCTTGTTCAGGTGTTTCAGAAGATATTTGTTTTTGTGCTTCTCGTTTTTTTCTTTCTTCTTCAAGTACTTCACCCATTAATTCGTCAGTACTTGCTAGTGTTTGTTCCTTACCTTCTTTTAATGAACCTAATATTTCATGCAATATTGAAAATAATGCCTTATCGTCTGACTCTAATCCCGCTTTAGTAGCGTTATAGGAAGTTTCACGACCAAGCAAATCTCTTTCCATTTGCATTCTTCGTCCACTACTTAATCCACCGCCATTTAATTGCAGTTGTTTTTTAATACTATCTATTTCTAATTTATCTTGCGCAAGTGTTTGTTCGCGAATTTTATTTCTATCTCGCTGTTCTTGTTCAAACCTTTGTTTAATTAGATTTATTTGTTCACGAACTGATTGAGTTTGTTGCTGCGATGATTGGACACTTTCACGCGATATTTTTTTCGCCTCTTCTCTAACAAACCGCATGTAATCAAGTAAATTACCGCCAGCTTGAAAGTCAACTCTTTTTTGTTGATCAGACATTATGTTTTTATTTTAAAGTTATCTACTAACTTATCAAACAATTTTGATTCTTCTTCCGACGAAATTTCTTGATTTTTTAACCACTGTCCTTTTTCAAATTCTTTTATTCTTGAATTATTCATCAACTCAAATTCAACTGTTTTATTGTATAACTTATCTTCCAAATATTCAAATAACATATCAACGCGATTTGTACGTCGATGAATTTCTGAATTAAATGCTATTTTATGTTTTTGTCGCCACCATCGATCTAAAGGTTGTTTTAAATTCCAATTAACTACAAAATCCTTTATGTTCATAAATACAGATTATTTTAAGATCAATTTTCTTCTTCTGCTTTGTTAATTTCATTGATTGAATCGTTAATAACTTTCTGCCATTCCTTTAACCAAGGATGAACTTTTTTAAGATAAACCTGTAATATTTGTGCAGATTGTAATTGCGTCAATCTGTAAATAGAAGTAGTATTGATATCTTTTTCAAGTTGTGGAATAAGTATTGAAAAAGTGGCAATAGCATCAATTAAAAAAGAAGCTTTAATACTTTCTTCAGTTCCTCGCGCCATTAACCCGTCATTTCTTTCATTTGCAATTATTACCTTTTTTACTTCAATGTCGATAAACTGTCCTGTATCAGGATTTTTTAATGTATACTCGTTTTTAAGTATACTAATAACTAATTCTAACGATGGTAATTCTTTTTGTACTGTTTCCATTTTATTTTTTGTTTTTATTTATATAAAAATAATTAAAATTTCACTAAAACTGCCTCTCATTTTTAAATAAGAGGCAGAACAAAAAATTTAAAATTTATTAATCAATAAATAATACAGCGTCGAGGTATTTAAACGACTGTCTGCGTGTTGAAACGTTGCCTTCATTTACGTCCATAGAATCATTATCAATTAACGCACGTTTAACAGTTGCTATCGGTTTTAATTTTGGTTTTATTTTGCCATCTGAACCAATTACATCTTTTACTTTTTTAAATAAATCAACCTGAACACCATCAACATCCAATATTAGTTGATCTTCAAATGATACACCGCCGGTTGCAACTTGCGACGCAACTGAAGTAAAATCTCTTCGTATAGCACCGGGAATACCAGAACGCTTTAAATCAATCATCATAAAATCACACGTTAATGTACCATCCCATTCAGTTACTGCTTGTTCTGAAGGTAATACTGTTCCAATTCCACGAACAGGTATACGACGGAATGTTTCATTGAGAGAAACTGTTCTCATTAAACCAACAACATCTCCTTTTACTTTTATAAGAGCTATTGCGCCAGTTAATACTTTGTCTTCTGCCATGATTATTAAAAATTAAAAAAGTTTTTACGATTATTTATCAAGTAAAATACCTGTGATAATTATTTTATTTACAGGATAATTAGGAACAACAGAATACTGTACTTTGTAAGTATCTGATTCAACTGTTACTGTTATATCTCTATAATCAACAATTAAATTATCTTGCGTTGATCTTGCCATTTTTGAACTTAAAAATCCATCAACAAAATTTACTACGTCTTCAACTGATACTGTATTTCTGTTTGCACCGTAATCTTTTGAAAAGAAATCCAATTTAGCATTTATTGCCATTTCTTTATTTAACTGTGCTATAATTCGCATTACCGCAACATCGTGTGATTGTGCATCTGAATTTACAAGGTATAAATTACTTTGCAATGTATTAACACCTTGACAAACAACAAAATTATTTAATTCAGTATCTTTGTAAGTCATACAAATACCGTAATCCAACCCTTGTTCCAATTCTAACGGCGTTAGAGCATGAGATTCAGCGTCGATATCGATATCCTTAAATGTTACAGGTGTTTGCGGTTCCAACCCTGCTAATCGTCCTGTAATAGCCGCAGCTTTAAATAAAGTAGGATATGTTATTAATGATGCGTAACCACGTTTTGCTTTTTTATGTTCACCATGTACAACAATAACTTTCGATGTATCAAAATCTGCAGCAAGTTTTCTGCTTGACGCAGCTGCTTGTACAAATTCTGTTTTATCTTTACCTCCACCAACAACCATAAATTTTTGGTATTTAGCATCAAACATAGATGCGAGGATTTTTAAATTATTTGTACCAGCACCATCTGTAACGCCATATACGTCGCATAAAAAGAAAGTATGATCAACTTCTGTAATTGCAGCTAATATAGTATCAAGGTGAGTAGATGAATACGTTTCAGTCGCACCAGAAAATAATTTAATATTTGGATTTGCAACTACGTCGGCAGCTGTGATAGCTCCTGTTCCGACAACTGTTTTTGCAGTTAATTTAAAGAACTGTAAAAAATTGTAATCAGTTTCCATCCACAAATGCAATGCTGCAATATTGTTTAACGGTGGTGATTGACATAAAAGTGTTGCAACAGTTTTCGCTTGTGCTATTCCATCATAATCAATTGAATTAGCGTCTGCACCACGATATGTACCTACAGAGAATTGGAATATAAATTTAGTATTATCATTTGGATCAGTTATAATTTTACTACCATATCCTTTTGTTAATACTGATCCCGATAAAACACCATTAGCACCAAGTCCTTCATCTACAGTTGCAAGAACTGCAGTACCACCATCAGGACCTGCACCTGCTAAAGTCCACGTTGATGCTGCTCTTGTAGTAGCAGCTGCTTTTATCAGCATAACTTTCGATGCACCGGGTATATTAAATCTTTTTGAAGGCCTGAATAAAGGTTCAGCGATAGCCCATAAAATACCACCGCGGATAAAATTTTGCATTTCACTTACATCGTTAAAAACATATAACGAATCAAGTCCCGATTTATTTTGTCCTGATACTCCACTACCACCACCAAAAGTTGCACCACTTCCAGTATCTATAATAAGTACATTTCCGTATGAAAACTTTACAGGCGGGTTTTTAATTCCAGATTGTATATCTGTATAAACACCGGGCCTGCCGATTAACTTACCTTTTACATTAATTTTAGTAGACATTTAGTAATTGTTTTAATAACTTACAATTAAAGATTTATTTTTTGTGCTATTTCATCCCATTCAATTACTGTATGTAATTCTTCGGGAAACTGTTTAATTAAAGCAAAACGTTGGAAATTATTTAATCCCTTTAAATCAGCATAAGACGATGAATTTAAAGTAGATTCTTCTTCTTTATTATTTTTTGCTGCCATTTGCTTTTTTAATTTATGATAAAAATAAACAATTTTATAATTATTTATCTAAAATCTTATCTAATTCAATAATAAATTTTGTAATTACTGGATTTTGTGACAAATCTACAGAACTAAACATATATTCAAATGATAACTGTATTACTCTTTTATATGTATTTGCAGGTAATTCACCTTGTTGTATTTGTAAATCTTGTCCACTTATTCTAAGGTTTTCAAAACCTATTAACGATAGATGAGGAAGAAGTGAAATAAAACCTGCGCGCATAATTTCATACATTAACGCAACTTCATTTGAATTATCGCTTATAATAACTAAATTTATTGCTGATGAAAATCTTCTCGTGTAAGTACTTTGAAAATCGTATGTATCTCCTGTTGCAATAAATTTCATTGGTTCATAACCTTCTCCTGAAGACATTGACATAGGTGAAGGTGAATCTGCAGCTAATGAAATATAAATAGAAGGACGTTTTTCTGACTTCATATTATACATATAATCTACAAATATTTTTCTTGGATCATCTTTTTTCTTATTAAATACAGATAACGCTTGAGTAAGAAAATTATAATTACCAATTATTTTTTGTTCACCTATTATTGTAGCGAGATATGTTTTTTCAGGCGTCGCTATATTTGCTATAATATCTTCTTCAAGAAATTGTAAAAAAATATCTACAGCTTGTTTTAAAATTATTTCTTTTACAAAAATCATAACAAAAGTTTTTTAACTAAATCCCATTTGCGATAAAACAGTATCTACAGTTCTTTCTAAATTATTTTCCATATTTATATCCATACCATTTAAAGCATTTTGAAATAAATTATATGCTTTTATTCCAGGGTGAATAAAAGCACTTTGATCACTGTTTTCACTTACTCGTCTAAACGATTTATAAACGTTTTGATCTGTTGTTTCGTCTTTGTATTTTGATATTCCTTCATAAATATTTCCTTTATGGAAATATGCATCAAACCCGGGAATATTTTGACGCTTTGTTTGAACTTGATATTGCTTAGGAATTTCATCAACAGTTAATGATGCAGTTTTAATACCACCACCAACAACAGGAATTGTAAAAGTTTTCTTTTTAACTATAGTATGAATTTCTTCTGGCATTTTAAAAGAAAAAACTTCGCTTTCACCAACAGAACCTGACGCTGCCCATCTAAAAGGTATTGTTAAATACTTATTTCCTTTTTTATCAGTTTTCACTTTTGGTGATGCTAAAAATCCAGTCTTCATATCAAATGAAGATGCACCTTCTTCTATCATAGCAACTAATGGATCTTTTAAACTTAACACAACAGATGCGTGTCCGGGTGCTTCAGAAAAAGTTTGAATAGCTCTTAAATATCTATTACGAGTTGATTTTAAATTTTGTTGCGCTTCATTTTGTAATTGATTAGCAAACTCTGCAGCAACACTTGATACAACTGACTGTAAAAATTGATTAGACTGTTCTTCAGAAAAAGAAAATTCTTTTTCTAATTCACTTAAATCTATTTGAATAGGAATTGAAACTGTCATATAGCAAAATTAATCAATAATATAAAATATTGTTCTTTTTAAATTAATAACTCTTACTTTACCAGATATCGATACGTAATTAGTACCAGATAAAGTTATGTTTATTATACCAGTTATTTGCTGTTCAGTAGTGTTTTGAATATCGATTTTACCACTCTGTGTTTGATTAGTAGTATTGCGAATTAATATTGCACCAATAATATTTTCATTTATTACTTTTTGTATTCTTGTAATACCAGCAATATCTTGATTAATGATTTTATTTATTCTTACAACACCTGATTGATTTTGATCGACTGCTTTTTGAATGCGAACAATACCAGCGATATTATTATCAACTACTTTTTGTATTCTTACAATAGCAGGTTGAGTAACTTCAACTGTTTTTCGAATATCGATTTTACCAGTTTGTATTACATTAATTACTTTACGTATCCTTACAGTACCAGTTTGATTAACATCTATTGTTTTATTTATTCTTACAACGCCAGTTATCTGCTGTTGTGTAGTATTTCTTATACAAATTTTACCAGATATAAATACTTGTCCTGCTGTTGAAATATATATTTTACCAGTAATTATTTGATCAGTAGTATTTCTAATATTAATGATACCTACTTGCGTAGAATTAATTATTTTTTGAACACGTATTTTACCTGTTTGAGTAACATCAACTTGTTTTTGTACTCTTATTAAACCAGTTTGATTATTATTGGTTGTATTACGAATATTTATTTTACCTGTTTGATTTACAGATATTATTTTTTGAATGCTTACAGTACCAATTTGATTTACAGATATTATTTTTTGAATTCTTGTTTTACCTGTAATCGATACATCAATTATTTTTTGAATCCTTATTACACCTACTTGCGATGTATCGACAGATTTTTGAATACGTATAACACCTATTTGATAGCGATCAGTAGCTTTTCGAATATCTACCTTACCTACAATTGTTTGCTGTGTAGTATTACGAACATTAATTATACCCGCTTGTGTAGTATTAATTATTTTTTCAATACGAACAATACCAGTTATTATAACATCTACAGTTTTTTGAATACGAACTTTACCGGTTTGAGTTTGAGCAGTAGTATTTCTTACATTTACCTTACCAGTAATAATTTGATTAGTAGTATTACGAACATTAATTTTACCGGTAATTGTTTGATCAACTGAGTTTATGATATTAACTTTACCAGTTTGATTTTGATCAATTACTTTTCTTATTCGTATAATACCTAAAATAGTTTGTTCTACTACTTTCTGTATTCTTATAATACCGGGCTGAGTAACTTCTACAGATTTGCGAATACGTATAACTCCTGTTATTGTACTTTCTATTGTTTTTCTAATTCGTATAATACCAAGCTGAGTTCTCTCAGTTGTGTTACGAATACTAACTATACCAACTTGAGTTGCATTAATAATTTTTTGAATTCTCGTTATACCTGTTATTGTAGTATTAACAGTCTTATTAATTCGTATAACACCGGTTTGATTAACATCAACAGATTTTTGAATGCGAACTTTACCAATCTGTGTAGTATCGATTATTTTTTGAATACGAACAATACCACTTTGTGTAACATCTACAGTGGTATTTGCAGTCTTATATTTTAATATAAGTGGTTTAAACGGTTGCGATCTTCCTAACCTTGCCATTTTATTGTATTAATATAATAATCATTGTATTGATTATTTAAAAATTATTCACTATTTTATTACCTTAAAGATGCTCTACGTATTGCTTGTATAGTTTGAAAAATTTTATTTGGAATTGAATTTACAACTTCTGCAAATTCCGCTTCAATCATAATACCTCTCCAATATTGATCTGGAGTGGCATCACTTGAATATCCAAATCTCGCCCGTATATTATTAAAATTACCTGCACCACTTACTACAGTCCATGCCCCACCTGTAGGTGCTAAAGCATAATGTTTTCTAACATACCTATCTGTTATAACTCCAGCTACCGAACCTCGGTTTGCAACAGCACTTTCTGTTCCGTTATCGTTTAACTTAGTTTGAAAAAGACCTGTAGCTGTTGATGCTTGTCTATCTGCCGTTATTACTTCAACAGCTCTTGGTGCTACTGTAGGTGTACTTATTCCTGATGCTGGACCAAATATAACTTCAGCATAAAGAGTTGAAGCTGCGGTTTGATGGTTAACAAGTCTGGTATTATCTGTTAATCCTCCTAATAATGGAACACCGTTTACCCAATTCCATACATCTGTTGCTCCCGCTACGTTTCCACCACCAGTAGGTGCGGCAATTGTACCTTTTACTATTGTTGTTGTTGTGGCTGTATGCGTTCCATCAGATGTTGGTACAAAATGCTCCACTTTACCTGCGCCTAATGGATAATCAGCTACAGTATTTGAAGCGAGTATATCATCTATAAAAACATCTCCTGTCCAATTACTAACGTCTTGTTCGAGAATCCTAATTGTAGTATTAACTTGTAAACCTGTTGCAAATGATACTTGACTACAAGCAACCCCATTTACTTGAACATCTATTAAATGAGGATTAGCTGAGCTGTCTATTTTTACATCAATACGATACCACTGACCAGTAACAACACTTACTCCCGTTGTTCCTAGTGTATTTCCAAAAGCAGCACATATTTCTTGTGTAGATGTTTTATAAACTGCACCGCCCGATTGCACTGTTCCTAGCATAAGAACCCAACCTTGTATAGTTGTAGGCAATGTAGCAAAATAAACATAACATCTCATTGCTACAGTAGTGCTGGCAAGAACAGAAGCACTACGAATATTAGTCATTTGTGCACTAGGATTGGCTCTTAAGCTTCTTGCACCAGACCTTACAGTTGATGTGCTAATTGTTGCTGAATGAGTGCCAGCATTAGCCCAATGTTGCCCAGCAGAACCTAATTGCCCGCATTCAAAACCACAACAAAATACCGGAGTTGCCATAGTTTACATATTTATAGTTATTCTTGGTGCTTGAGCTTCTATAGCATCCTGCCCTGTCTGATTTTCAGAAGTTGCTACATATCCTATATAAGTTACAAAAGTAGAACTACCCCATGCTTTAGGATCAAATGTCTTTGAACCTGTCAATGGTGGTGCAATAGTAGGATTTTGTGTTGCACTCCATGATTCGATAGCAACCACAGAACTTGATGCCATAAGTTTCTTACCATAAACGATAGAGATTGTTAACGACCAAGGCTTCCCATCAAATACTGCATTCCAAGATACTGTATGAGTACCATTAGGATTCTTTATTGCTGTTAATGTTAATGAATTTGCCATTTTTATTTGATTTAAATGTTAAAAGAAGTGACTGAATAGGCTAATTACTCCTCCCAAATAATATAACAAATTGCATTAACAGCAGCGGCAGCTTTTACTCTTACCCTTAAAATTGTTGATACAGGAACTTCAGGTTCTCTACCTAATGGAAATTGTTTTATGTATTGGTTTGTTGGTGCAACTAATTGACAGTCTAACATTCTTGTTGCAGCTACAGTTCCTTCGGCAGAAGCTGTATAACCTGTTCCAGCCACGCCTAACGTCATATTACTTGCTGGAGCAGTTGCATCTTCAAATGGAGGAACACCTGCTGCCACATGTGCCGTAACAGTTGCTGCTACCGCTGCTGTAGTTAAAAGTTCACAAAGAATTGGTGTTGCTGCTGCACTACCGTCAAATGATATTCCCCATTCAACGATTTTTATTTTCATTGTTGCCGGAACCTGAATTTGCAGCATCGTTTTTATGTTAGTACCAGTCGTAACAGCAACTTGTGAAGCAGTCGTTGGTGCTGGACCATTGAAGGCTATATATAACTTACCCATAGTTATTGTTTTTAAAAAATTAATTTATGATATTTCAAATATACGTTTATGATTTTTTCCAGTTTCATCATTAGCTTGCCACCCAAAACGATACCAAATTTGATGCGATAATTCTTCAAAATCAACGTTAAAATTTCTTTTATGTTTTCTAAAAAATATCACTCTGTAATTAGATAAAACAACATCGTTTTCTTCATTACCAATTACAGGACAGGCAATTTCAAAACCGTTGATAAAAAAAGTACCAGTCAATAAATTAACTTCAAAAATATTTACTGTATCAGTTAATTGAAAAGCAATAAGTTTTTTACCTTTTTCAATCATCTGTAATACATCATAAAACGCAGATTTTTTATCATTAATACTTGAAACGTCATTATGATCTTGATATAACGACGTTTCATCATCAAATTTTGCGATAAATAAATATTTTAACATTGTATTGTTTTTTTAAATAAAAATTAATTTTCCTGATATTGAAGTGTTAACGTAACTGTCGCTGAATCACCTGCGGCGGCACTACCTGCAGTTTGCATTTGTGTTGTTAAGTAATTTGTAAAACATGGATTAGTTGCCATTGACGTAGCTTTACCTGTTGCTTCAGGACCTGTTGCACCAAAACATACACCTACTCCAGAACCAATTGCAATTACTGTTGTCATATCTGTTGTTAGAAGTGCATTTGCAGTTGTAGAAGGTGTTGTATATAACAATCTACTTGCATCGTTAGTACAAGCAGGTGTACCTTTTAACGTTAACCCAGTACCTAATACACCGGCTGTATGCGCAAATAATCCACCAAGAATTAAATTAAAAGTACCGGTAAATCTACCAAACTGCCATTTTTCAAAACTGTTACTACCTGCAGTAACAGGATTTGACGTATACGCAGTAGTGCTATCGTCGATATTTTTCCAGTTAACTTCTGCACGTGTACCAGTACGTGTTGTACCTTTTGTAGGTGAACCAGTTTGTGTTCCGTTATCTTCCTGCCATTCAAATGTTGCTGCCATAATATTTATGTTTTTATTATTTTTAACGATATTAAAACTCTTGTAATTAAAGAACTCGATAACACGTTAAATCTTAGTATATCATCTTTTAATAAATCATCATCCCAACCAATTATTGTATTATCTGTCGATTTCAAAGCGTTTGTAATTGTTGGAGTAGCTGATGCAGTAATTGAATTAAATCCACCGGGATAATTTACAAAATTACTTTTTTCAATATCTACTACTATACTACCTTGTTGATCGGCAATCAAATTTACTTCTTTTATTTGACAATTAAAAGGAACAATTATATCTCCTTGTAAACCAGTTTGAACTATTCCACCACCACCATATATTATAAATCCTAAAGCAGAATCAAATCCTAAAAATGGAATTGTTCTTATAAATCCGTTATCTTTATATTTTAATCTACCAGAAGTTTGATTATACCAAAACTGCCCTTCAAGTGGCGATATAGGATCTGACGCTACTAAATCAATAACAACGTTTTTAAGTTGATTGTTTTTTAAATTAATATCTACTTCAAATTCTTCTTCTGCCATTTTATTGCAATATTACTTTTCCTGAAATTGAATTATTTGCCGTTATCCTAACAACTGTTGTACTAATATTTTCAACCTTTGCTTGAATTTGTTTCCCATTAATATCAAAAATCGATACATCTGGATATCTACCAAAATTATGAGTAATATTAATTACAGTTTGATTTGTAAAACTATATACTACAGTAGGTAACGTTATTAAATTAACTGTATTTATTATTAATACACTTTGTCCACCACCGTCGTTAGAATTATCGCCAATTAAAATAGTTTCTTTAGTAACTGATCCATCAGGTACAAAAGAATTATCAATAATTCTATCAGCAGTTAAATTTTGCATATCTGCTATATAATGCGCACGTTGTGCAGTAGCAGAAACAGGTAAGCTTTCTAATTCTTTACCCGGGTGTTTTCTCCAACTCTGCATTGTTTCCCTCCCCATTTCAAGTATATGATATTGAGGCGCGTGATAATATTTTATAGTAAGTCCTAATTCAGGATTGTCAGTAAAAATAGTTTTAATACCGTTATCGATAATTCTTACTACATTATTTTCAATTGAATAATGTATACCTAATTCTAATCTTGTAAATGCATTGTTGTTATCAACATACATAGCGCAATAAAGAATTGATTTAATATTATATACAGTATAAGAAAACATTACTCCATCTTGTATTTGAAAATGAAGAACTTCATTAAATATAGAATTTCCATCTAACAATGTAATTCTATCCATGTAACTTATTTTTTCATCTTCTATCGCAGAAATATTTATCATTCCACGAACCTTTTCACTCCAGTCTCTAAATTCAGTTACGGCGTTTACTTTCGTAATCACCATTCGTGTTTCTTTTTTATTTATAAATACCCATCCAGTTCCAGCGCAGTTTCTACAAGTTGATTGCTGATTTGAAGTTGTACTTTTACAAGGACATTGAATAGCGCTTTCATGAATTACTGTTCTTCCATGTTGCCATATTAACGTATCAAACAAATTATCATCTAAGTATGTACCTGATGCTGTGTTTGCGTTTTGTGGTGGCGTTTTTGCTATTACAGTTGCCATTTATTAATAATGTATTTTTATTTTTTAGTATCTACTTTTTTATCGTGAATATCTGCGTACTTTTTATAATAAGAAGAAACTTTTTCTTTATTAACTTTAAAACCACCATCAACGAATTCATCTGAAAAATTATTATTTATCCAATTACCAGCTTTTAATTTTTCAACTTCATCTAACGATTCAACTCCTCCTAATCGTTTAACTGTATCACAGTGAGTAACAAAATTTTTCGCAGATTTTTTTAAATTGATATGATGATCATTAATTAATTTATTATAATCATCGTGTGATATTTTTCCTGAAGCTAATTTTTCTGCGTATTCAGATATCTTTTTTGCACTTTCTTTTCTTTCATTATCGTGATGTTGAAGTGCATAATAATGATGCGCAATTTTTTCACCATTTGACATTGATTCGTAATCGTCAACCGATCCCGCTTTTAATTCATCGTCGCGAATTATTTTTTTATCTGTTTTTGCTTTTTCCAATTCATCATCTTCAGATTTTCTTAACGAATTACTTGGACGTGGACTATCCCAATGTATTACACCTTTTATTTCACCTCGTTGTTTCGCCTGTATTAAAGCTGCAGGTACTGGTTCATCACTTTGTTTATGAATTTCTGGACCTATATCGTTTTTACCGATTTGATCGTTTATTTTTCTTAATTCTTCTTTCTTTTTTTCAATATCTTCATCTATTTTATTTAATTCATTTCCGTATTCATTGTGTTTACCATCAGCTTCCCATTTAGCATTCCACTTATCACCATGTTGTTGTTGATATTCACCAGCTTCAGAATTCATATCCCAATCAACTCTTTCACGATCTGCTTCAAGATCTTTAAGATCTTCAACTTTTTCACGTGCAATATCTGCTAACTCTGATATTCTTTTTTCTTGATTATTGTAATTTGTATTTCTATATACATAAACCCAATAACCTTTTTCGCCAATATATTTTCTAATATATTTTGTTTGTTTACTTTTTTCAAAATAACCACTTTCAATGGCTAATTTTTGCATCTGTAAAAATTGTGTACCGTACAACATAATTTTTTATTTAAGCTACTGTAAACGAAAAATCTCCGTAAATACTTCTAAGATTTTCTAACATTCCCGGTTTACCTCCAGAACCATTCAACATCTCTGCGCTTTGTTTTATTAACGGAGAAAACAATAAAGAATTTGAATTTTGAATTGATGATAATGATTGACTTAATCCATCAATAGAAATCGATTGAGAAGCAGTTGCAAAAAACGGGTTCATACCTGTACTGAGAAAAGTTAATAAACCAATTGTCGATAACAACGCTGCACAAAATAAAATATCGTTTGGTATTTGCCACGAATCCCAACCAGTTACGTAAGTACATTTCCAGTAATTTGGAATTTGTTGAGAATTTAAATAACCTAAATGAGGATATAAACCTTGAAACGCTACACCCATATTTTGTACATACGCAGATTGATTAGGTATAACGTTAATGTGTTTATGAAAACCTATTTGATCATTTGTTTTTTTAACAGTCAACCAATCTTTTGGATATTGTACTTGTCTTATCGCGCCTATATAACCATCCATTGAACTTACACATGCAACAAAATAAGTAGTTTTTACAAAACCCCATTTTGACCAATCAGTTCTATTAAATTCACGATCTTCTTCTATTACTTGCTTTAATATTTTTATAGCTAAGTAATTTTCAAGATATGAAATAGAATTTTTTAAATGTGTTTCAAATGTTGAATAAGGTATTGGCTGATTATTTCTATCAACAAAATTAATACCTTGTAAATATTCTGAAACAAATTGACTTACGGGAAGAACCGTTTGCAGATTTTTCCCGTAAGATGATTGATAATTTAGAGTAGGCATAAAATATTTTTAATACAAATTTAAAAACAATTATTCCTGATCTTTCTTTTCTTCAGCAGCTGCATTTAATTTATCTGCAATATAAATTACTAAATCATCTTTTTTAAGTGCTTTCCATTCTTCTTCAGGAAATTCCTTTGCAATTTCTTTTAAATCACTCATCCGCATTTTTTGCAATTCAGCAAGACGACCAGCAGGTGTAGATGTTTCAGGAGATGCTGATTTTTCAGCTTCGTCACTACTTAACGATAATCTACCTGAACAAGCTTCTAATAGCTCATAACAAGCATCTTCGTCATCATGTTCAAATGATCCGTTTTCATCAAACGTAACTTCACCTACAAAAGGAAATGTTACTTTATTTAATCTGTCGTGTGGATTTTTTGAAAAGATTTTCATATACTTTTATTTTTTAGTTTTATAATAATATAAAAATAATAAAAAAGGGCGATTCCAAATAGGAACCGCCTCTTTTTATTAAATGAAGAAACCAGGGAATTTAAATTAAGCTACCAATGTCTTGGCGCAGTTAATAAACCTTACCATTTTTTTCGGAGCATAAAGATTCGGGGTTCCAAATAAGAAACAGATAAACTGCCTGCTCATTGAAATAACCGCTAAATCCAATTTTGATATCGGCGCCAATTGTTTAAATGAAACAACTTCATCATTCCATTGTGTTAAGAATGCTTGTTCCATATCCGGTAAGAAATATCCAAGATCACGAACTACGTTAGCTGCTGCACCATCAAAACCTGTAATTGCATCACCTTTTGAAACTGCAAATAAAGGATAAAATTCTAATCCAGTTGGAGTTGCGGCGGCAGTAGGTTTAGTCCTGTAAATTCTGTAACCTAAAGTAGGATAAGTGCCAGCACCATCTGTAACTGCTACGTCTACTGCTTTACCAGTAATAACAACCATTGCTGTTGCATCGATAGTTAAAGCAGATTCACCAAATTTACCAATAGCTGAAACAGCGTAAAAATAATTAAGTGATCCAGGGTTATCAACAGCAGTTACATATTTACTGTTAGCGTCAGTTTGTAAAATTGATACACCACCTGTAGGAGCAGCAGGAGCTTTAGTATCAGGAAGTGATGCAGAATTTTTAGAACCCGGTGCTTTGATAAATTTATCACCAGTTAAATTAACATCGCCTACTGATGTAGAAATAGCTTTTAATACAGTTCCCATTGTACCACTTACACCACCGCGGCCATCCTGCAAAATCCTTTGCTGATTGTAATAATCCTGAGATAAAGCGGAATTTACTTTTGGTGGAGCGAATAAATCGGTAGCAGTACCATAATGATCATCAACTATAATAGCACCTTTTTCAACGTCAGTTTGTTTTAATGATTTACCACGTAAATCAACAACAACATCGGATTCAAAGTATGCTTTCCTGTTTGGCCAGAAATACTGTAAATTACCACCGGAACCGATCGACATATGCTGTTTATACAAACCATTAAATTGATCTGGTACAATACCTGAATCGGCAAATGCAAGGTTGCGGTTAGCTAACCTTAAAATCCATTTCATTTTATTTTCAACTTCCTGGGTCATGGCTTGTACAAATGATTTAACCATTTGCGCCTGCATTGTTACAGAACCTGTAACCTGCATGTACTTCACCAATTCCGCCCTACGGATATATGAAGAATCTTCAACTTCAGAAAGTTCACCTTCTGAATAAAATCCTCCTCTTTCAGAACCGTAACTGTACAACTGAACAAATTCTTCAACGGTGTTGTAAGCAACCATTTTCGGAATTGAATTGAACATTTTAATATCCTGGGTACGGTATTCCAGATTTTTTAATGTTCTTTCTAACGATTCGGGTTTTAAAGGCTCCATTGTCAGGGAAAGGTTGGTCGTTTCACGGCCAGTTGTACTTCCTGCCTGCATGGCTTTCAACAGTTCTTCACCAGAAACATCTCCGGCGAACCCCTGTGAAAAATCATCAAGTGATAAGTGGTTAAACATGATTTTTGTAAATTTATACGATTATACGATTTGGAAAAGATACGATTGAACGATTAATTATTTTGAGATACTATGATACTATATTTAATCCCTTACCTGTAAGATATTTATATGTAGTTCTTTCATCCAGCGTTTTAGCTATTTCAATTTCCTGAACTGATTTTTGCAACATTTGATCAGTACCATAATTTGGCATTTCTTCGATACGTTGCATTAATGCTTCTCTATCTTCAGATTTTGATAAGCTATATACTTCACCTTCTGCTTTATTATTGTTTCCTTCATCTTTTGATTTTTCAAAACGTGGTACTTCCCTTACATTTTGAAACGCTTTTCTACCACCTTGAAATGTAGCAATTTTTTGCAGTAAATTTGAATTACTTTCAACTGAAGCATCAAATGATTTTTGAATTGAACTAACTTTTTCAGTTTGCTGTTCTGCAATATCTGCGATAGCGGTAAATCGTGAACTTAAAAAATCAGATTGCTTAATAAAAATTTGTTCCATTCTATCAATAACGCTTGATAAAGATTTTTCCAACACTTCTTCAATAAGCAAAATATTCATTTCTTTTGACTTCCCTAATTCTGAAGTATCACCACCCATATTTTTTGAATTCATTTCAGCCAATACGCTTTGCCATGCGCCTTGACATTCACTTAAAGAAAAACCTTTACGAATTGAATCTTCGTAAAATGAATTTTCAACTTCAGGTGTTACACCGGCTTCAATAAAAGTTTCACATGATTTTTTTAATTCATCTTTTCTTTCACCTTCCTTAATTTGTTTCTCAACTTCTTCTTCAGTAAGTGAAGCGTTATCACCTGTTGTATTTATTTTTTCTTTAACACCACCTTCGTCTTTACCTTTTTCAAAAATCTTATTTACGTTTTCATCATCTTTTAAAAGATCTTCTGCAGATTGTGATTTACGTAAAATATCAAAAGACTTCTGTAACGCTGTTTCAGAAACTGTAGTTTTGTTATTAGTATTTGACATATCAGGATGAATTTTATTATTAACGGCTAAAATGAAATTATAAATATCTTTTGCTTTTGACAAATTTATATCAAAATTCTTAATTATTTCACAATATACTTGTGATTTTGTTAAAGTTTTTAATCTACCATCTGTTTCAACCGATTCTAATGTAGTAGGAGCAAGAGATGAAGTAGTCATATCTTTCTCTAAATATCCACATTTTATACATTTACCATTTTGTAATTGTTCATCTGTACAATTTGGACAATATGTTTCGGGAGCAATATATAGTTCATTATATTGACCTTTTACTATATTAACAAATGTATTTGAATTTTTAGGACAGTGTGTAATTGCAACACCAGTTATTAATGCTTTACGAACACGCTTTGGATTTAATGGGTCTCTGTCAGTTGCTATACCTTCAATTGACCAACCTAACTGTCGCGTTGATTTATTTTTCTTTAACGTAATTGCTTTATTATAAGTATCAATAGCTTTTTTATCGCCTTTAAATAATTTACCTCTTATAAAAAACTCATTGTTTTCAGTTACTCTTGCAGTCATAGGTTCACCTATAATAGCATCGGGATCGTCTTTTGCACGGTGATTCCAATTAATAACGCCTGATTCCATAAGCGGAGAAAAATCAAAACCTGAGGGATCAAGATATTCACCATCAAAATCTCTTCCATTATCAGAAGCTATTCCTTCGATAATCATTTCACCATTTGATTCTTCTGTTCCTTTTACTATTTCAATTGGAACGAAAAAATTAAATTTATTTTTTTGATCTATCATTTTTTAAAATTAAACTATATTTTTATTAAATGAATTATTATACATAAAATAAAAACAATCACTGTTATTAGTAGTTCTAACAATCTACCTTTTTTAGTAAATATTTTTTGAAATAAATCATTTTCACTGTAAATATTTTTCGGTTGACGAGTAAGTAAAATAGTAAAATAATTATAAAAAATTCTACGTGAAACAATTGCAGCTGGAATTAAAAAATACGCGTGAGTATCAATTAACATTAAAGAAAATGAGAAAATGAGAACTAATGTAAAAATAGTTGTTCTGTAAAATTCCTGTTTACAAAATAATTTATAATTAATAAGTTTTTCAGTTCTTAATTTTATTGTAGCTTGTTTTAATAAAGCTTCAACAATAAATAAAATTGAAATTAAAAATAAATACTTCATATTTCTTTTTCTTTATTCGTTAAAATATCGATATTTACTTGACCTTTCTTTTGTATTGTACCCAGGATATAATAAAACAACCATTGATTTGCTACACCTACAAGATATAATATCAAAACAGATAATGGGATCCATTTTGAAAATTGCATAATGTGTTCATTAGCAGACGCAGATATTGTTTTCATAAAATGAAATGAATATGCTATAATACAAGTAAAAATTATACTCATACAATAACTCGGCCATTCACGAGAAAAAAACTTCTTCAACACTATATTCCAATTTATATCTTCAGGTGTTTTATCTACAATACTTTTCATTTTAGCAAATATGTGAGTTACAACACCAGATAATAAAATTATCCACATCGCGAAAAAAGAAAGAGGTATGATTATCATGATATTTACTTTTTAAAAATTAAAATTATTAATAAAATCTCAATTTATTATTTTTATTTTATCCCTACTTTTCCTTTTATTAATTTCATAAAAGGTGTAACAACATATTTTACTATTTTTGCTTCAGGATTAATAGCTATAAGATTTTCACAAATTGAAATTAATTCTATTAATAAAATAAAAATAAATGCGCCATCAATTATAACTCTATATTTACTGAAATTGTTTTTTCCTACTGATATATTCAGTAAAATAGTTCCAACCAATATAAATCCAGCATATTGCGTTAATTTACTGATAGTCTGTCTTAAACCCTGGCTTGTTGTATTATTTTTTTGCACCCAAGCTTTACATAAACCTGTTATTAAATCAATTATAACTGCTATCGATAATAATAATATAAAATCAACAGAAGGTAAATACAATACTTCTAAAAATGTAAAACCTAATAACATAGCCAAAAATGGATATGATTTTAATAATAAAAATTTTTGTATCATTAGGTTTGTTTTTAATTGACTTATTTTTAATAATTGATTCATATAAGTTAGTTTAAAATTAACTATAAAACTATTATGAATTAAAATATAATTAAAGTTATTTTATATTTTTAAATAATTTCTGTTACGACAAATGTTGAACCGACAAGCACACTTGATGCTGTACCGAAACTTGCGTTTTGTGCAAACTGTACTGTAAGTGTTCCTGCTGCGTTGACTGTTATAGTTCCTTTGATTGTAAGTGATGCTGCTGTTACTGCTGTTACTGCTGAAACGGCAGTACCAAGAGCTGTACCTCTGCCTCCAATTCCTAAACTTGGATAAGCAGGGAAAGATTCGTAAATAATATTAGTTGCTGTTGCAGTCCCTGCGATAGCAAACTGTACGCCGCCAGCTACATTTGAGGTGGTATATAATATAGCCTCAAACCGATAGGTCTTACCAGCAACCAATGTCGCAGTAAGCCCTGTAATATCATCAAGAGTTGTGTTTGATGTTTTATCAAATTGTGACGTTACTCTGCTTGATTGAGTTTGTAATCCAGATGTACCCCATGAATATCCGTTGTAAAACACAGGTGCTTTGATTGTACTATCATATACTTGAAGTCCTGTTGCTGGTGTTACAATCGCATCCCTCTGTGCTGTTGTCTGGCGTGGCATCAACACCCCTTTATCAGTAGATGTCAAATCAAGTATTGCAGAAGCATTGGCTGTTGCAACACCTATACTCACCCTGCCTGCCGCTGTTGGCGCACCTGATGATGCTGTTTGACCTCCATAAATATTTGTACCATAAATAAGGTTTCCTATATTCAACAAAGCTGAATCATTTGCAGTCTGTCCATCAACAAAATTGCCTATGATGATATTTTTATGGGCTGCTCTGTGAATATTGCCAGTACTTGTACCTATCATAACATTATAGTTTCCAATCGTGTCCCAATATTGGGCGTTTCGCCCCATAGCTATATTGTAAGCACCATATAAAGATTTTGTCTTTGCAAATGTGCCTACTGCAACATTGTAATTTCCTGTTAAATGTTCATACATAGCCTCTTTACCCATAACTGTATTACCTCCTGATGAAGTAGCTTTTCTAAAAGCAACAAAACCAACAATGGTATTGTCTGAATTTGCATTTCTTCCATTAGCATAACCACCTATGGCGACATTGCCACTATGTATAACATTAGAAGCCAATGCTGAATCCCCTATGGCTGTGTTTCCCGTGCCTGTTGTTGTTGAACCTAATGCATCTGCGCCTAATGCTGTATTCCAAACACCTGTTGCTACATCTGCTGCTCTATATCCTAATGAAGTAATCCTGTTGTTGCTGTTAATAGTTCCACTCTTTTCATTATTTACTCTGAATACAAATGCTCTGTTATCTGTTGTGCCTATAAAATTAATTGAAGAATCAGTGCTTACATTTCCAAGTGTGCTCCATCCACTACTTGAACTGATTGCACCCCAACCGCTTGACCTGTAGAAATTAAAAGTGCTATCAGTTGTGTTGTAAACCATCAAACCAATTGCAGGTGAAACAATAGCATCTCTTTCAGGAGTTGTTAATCGTGGTATCAACAAACCTCTGCTTGTTGTTTTCATTTCAAGCAATGCAGAACTGTTTGGTATTGAAGTGCCAATACCAACATTTGTGTTTTGTGATGAATCACCAAGTATTACAGTATTTGATTGTGCAACTTTTGTGAGTGCTCCAATAGCAGTTGCGTTTTTTAGGTTTGTTGTTGTAGGTACGGTTGCCAATACGCCTGTATAATAACCAAGAAAATTCATTAAAGAATCTTTGTACCGTGTGTTATTAGCACCTGACCACGAACCTATAAAATTGCTGCCAAACGAAGCTCTATCTCTCCACCCTGCCGCTTGACCTATCCATGTGTTATGATTGGAATTTGCAACAACTGCAGTAGCAGTAGCACCAACTCCATCACCTGTTATTGTAACTGTAGGCACAGTCCATGAACCATGTGTATAATTAGTTGCTGCTCTATCAACGTAACCTATACCTGGGAATGTAATAGTTGCACCTGTAATCACACCCAAACTAATAATAGGTGTTGCAGTAGCAACCGCTTCATAAAGTGCCGGCATATTTGGTTGTCCGTATGTTTTTGGTGGGTCAACTGTTATTGTAGCAGTAGTATATCCACTACCTCCATTTGTGATAATTATAGTGTCAATAATGCCTGCTGCAAATCCACCAGCAGATGTACCTAACGCCGTATTATAACTACCATTTCCAATAGTCCTCATCGCATCTTTTCCAATAGCCGTATTGTTAGTTACCTTTATCCCTCTTTCCATCGCACCTGCACCAACCGAAGTTACGCCCTGACCTGCTACTGTCATAAAGTTTGCCAACGAGCCTACGGTAGTTACACGACCATAATCTGATGCACTACCATACTGCAGATTAATAGCAGCTAAATTACCTATAACAGTAGTTTGCCCAGGAGTAAGCCATGCAGAATCGGGGTCTAACTTATTTCCTATATTGGTTCCAGCGTATCCGCCTATAGCTGTAAGGCTATATCCGCTTGCCGATAATGTAGGATTATCTAAATCTTTCTTAACCATTGCCTGCCCAGCTTTATAGCCGATAGTAACAAGCGATTGCCCAGGAAAACCAAACTCTGTAGGAGCTAAAGGCGCTTGAGTTAGCCAGCTATGCGGCTGTCCAATATACCATGCACTATTATCCCATATTCTACCCTGTAAAGCGTGTACAGAATCTACAGTACCGATGAAATTTGTATTATTTGTTCCTGTGTTTCCTGTATTATACCAAAAATTTGTACCAGTAAATACTTTACGCCATGCAGTTCCATTATACGAACAAATCATTAACGAATCTGTATTCCAAATTAATAAACCTGATAAAGGTGAAACTATAGCATTCATTTGCGCTGTAGTCAATCGCGGTATTAATATTCCTTTTGTAGTTGACGTTACATCTAAAATAGAAGATGAATTTGGCGCTAAAAAACTACTACCTGTATTTCCTATTCTTAATTTTCCATTAATAAGAAATACACCATCTCTATCACCACCTGATTTAACACCACCTACTTTAGTAGTATCATATGCTAAATTACCTACTGATTTCTGCGCAATAATTTTATTGCAAAAACTAAACAACAGTAATAATAAAAGAATTTTTTTCATATTTTTTTTATTTAAACATCCAATCCAAAAGCGTTAATAAAAATTAAATCTGTATTTGTGAGAGTTTGAACGCAAGGTTTTACAATGTTGCCGGGTAATAAAGATAATGTGCCGGGAGTAATATCACTTAAATAATAAGTACTTGCTGCTACCAATCCTAATCCACCACTAAGTCCTGATAAATAACCGTTAACTATTAATCTGAAACTATTTGCGTTTATTACTTCTGATACCATTCCAATCATTCTTGCATTTTGTGAAGTATCTGCTAAAGCTTTTTCAAATCCTGTTCCTGAATCATATCTTAAAATATCACCTTTTACAAAACCATGAGCAGCTTTTGTAAATTGTATCAAACCTATAGTTTGTAATGCAGTAAAAATTGTACCCGATGTTACTAAATTACTACTACCATTAGTAACTACAGAATCAAAATCACGATTTAATACTTCCCAAAGTGATGATACTGTATTCCAGAATTTTATCTTCTTAATTCCGATATTATCATCATACCATAATATCTTCTTATTTACAGGCGCAGTTGTTGAAATTATTATTGCAGCAATAGGACCTAAATTTTTAATGATTGGTGGCATGTTAATATTATTAATTCAAAATTAATACTTTTTTGTTTTATAATTTTATTTTTCACCGGCTTCATATACCTTACCACTTTCAGGAACTTTAAACTTCGGAATTATTATTCCAGTTTTAACATTATCGTAATCAGAAATTTGTAAATCTTTTATTTGTGGAACATTAACTGCAGTTACGCTTTTGTTTCTTTCTATTAAATCCAACAAAGGTAAAGTGTATTGTTTGTCGTTATATTTAAACGATATTTTAATATCTTTACTATTAGTAAACATATTTGAAACTGTAGTTAACGTATCTGATATAAATTTCTTTGTAGAAGATTCGTTTATAGAAGAAATAAACTGATTTACATTTCTTTCTCTATTTTCAAATGTATGTAATTTTTCGTGTTTTGTTTTTAATTTTTCTAATCCTTTATTATAAACTTTATCTTTTGATTCTATTTTACTTAAAAAATCAATATCTGTTGGTAAAGTTTTCGTACCATATAATTCAGAAAAACCATTTAAAGTATTTGCATGAAAAACTGATTCAATTACATCTGCATATTTTTCAGGTATATCAATTCTCTTTGCTGTACGTTTATCATAATATACTCCATCTTTTTTAACAGAATAAATTAATTTATCTTTTAAACCAGCATATATTGTTGAATTTTTTAATTCATTTTTTCTATACTCAAAATCATCGTCTTCTTCAATTTTTTTATGATACCTTTGAGTATATGGAACACCTTTGCTTGATACTTTTTTCACTGCTTCAACTGTTAACGCTTTTTCAAATTCGTTTAAAACATCGTATTCATTATATTCAATACCGAAGAAGTCGTTTGCTTTATTCAATTCATCAGGTATATAATTAAAATACGTTGTTTCATTTCCTGCAGATTTTTTTAATTTGTTGTAAAAATACCAATCAGTAACTAAATTTAAAGATTTTTTAGCGCGTGTATAAGCCACATACCTGAGATTAGCTTCCTGTGTTGCCTGAAATTCATTTTTAGCACGTGTTCCATGTAACATATCATCTTCAACAATATAGACTCTATCAGCTTCTAATCCCTTCGCTTTATGAACTGACGATAACTGAATTCCACCTTTCTGTGATTCTGAAAATATTTTACTAATATTTGCAACCATTTCATTAGGTGTTTTTGAATCATCTCGTAATGCTTCATAACATTCTCTACGTTCTGTCAAATTAATAACCGGATTTGATTCCAATGCTTGTTCATGCGTTAATCCACGTAATACCTGTTTGTTAATTATTTTACCAATTTCTAAATTAATTTTAAGATACATATTTTTAAACCCTTCAGGTGAATCCATTAATTTTTTACCTACATATCTTTGAATTTCATTTATCATTGTTTCACCTATATCACGACCTTTTATTGTTGCTGCCTTTTTTTCACCAATAAATTTCATACATAAAGAAATCAAAGGCGCGTTATTTCTACACAACACCATATCGCCTGCTTTAATATCGTTTATAGATGATTCTAAATTTACTTCACCATCTTCTGCTTTTTCCCAATAATCAATATCAACGCCTGTTGTTTGCCTAACGTAATTTATTATTGATTTACCACAACGATATGAAACTGAAAGTGGAAGACGTTTTGTATTTTCAGTATTAGCTATATTTTCAAATGATTCATGATCACTTCCCATAAAACCAAATATAGCCTGTCGTGGATCACCTACAGCAACCATTCTACCACCAATCTTTGGATCGAACATTTTTCTAACTAATTTTAATTGCGCTTTATTTAAATCCTGACATTCGTCAACAAATACAAAATCATATTTTTGTACTCCAAATTTATCATACGCTGCAGGTAAATAAATCATGTCTTCATAATCTATCATTTCAGTTCTTGCATCCAACATTTTCATACAAGTTCTTACATACTGTGCTTCATTTGAAATTAATTCAACACCTTGTCTACGTACTAATTCAGTTAATAAAGCTGGATCAGCGGTTAAATTTTGCTGCCCTGTTGAAACTAATTTATAAACATTAGCCATAAATTCGATCTTATCGCCATCTTCTAATTTCTGTTCAGTAGCAATTCGATTAACAAATTCATTAAGTACTAATTTTTTCTTATCTTTTTCAACCTTTATATATTTACCATAAACTTTCTTTATACAATTAAATCCAAATGCATGCAATGTTGAGCAATCAACTTCCTTAGGTAATCTTTCACTTAATTCAGTTTGAATAAGTTTTGAAAACGCTACAAAAGCTATTTTTTTATTTTTAGGAATAAACTCCATACTATTAACTATAGTAGTAGTTTTTCCAGTACCAGCTTTTGCATCTACCGCGCAATTACCTTCACCGCTTTGAATAAAATCAAAAATACCTTGTTGCTGTGGAGAAGGTGTTTGTTTAGGTTTTATTGAAATTTCACCTTCAATATTTAATGAACCATCTGAAGCAGTTGAAGGTGTATTAACATCAGCAGTTTCTTTTTCCAATTCTTTAACTTCTTCAATTTGTTTTTCTTCTTTACTTATAAGATGTTTGTAATCACTATGAACATGATGTTCATTGCCAACTATAGGTACCCACCCTGCTGCAGTTTTTACATTTTTCTTAGCCTTATCTAATGAACCAATTGGAAATGCTTTTTTACCTTTTTCAAATTCATCATCGATATTACCTTTTTCCATTACTTCACATATCGTATCTTTATTATCAATTAATGTTTGTATAAATAAATCGTCATTGTCATCGTTTCTATCCATATTATACATCACAAAACTTATAGCTTGTAGTGAACCGTTAAGTGATATTTCTGGAGTAACTGTTATTAATTGTTTTGGTGAAATTATTTCATCAAATTTTTCTTCTATAATTCCAGTTAATCTTTCTTTTAAATCTAAAATAAAAAATTCGCTTGGTATTTCATTTAAATTATTAATACTTACTAACTGATAATCATGTTGTTCTTCATGATCTAATACAATATGATCTTCAATTACAAAATTTTCATTTAATAAAATGTAGAAGTAAAATGATTTTGTTTTATCTGTATTTTCTATTACTTTAGCAAATCTTACATCTTCTTCATTAAAGACAATATTTATTTCTTCCAACGTTTCACGAATTGCTGCACAAATAGGTGTTTCATTTAATTCTATTTTACCACCCGGTAATGCTAATTTACCGGGCATAAAATCATCGTCTTTACTTCTCTTTACAAGTAATACTCTTAAATCATTTGTTACAACTATTAAATCTGCGTATTGTGGTTTTTCTTTTTTAAATTTATTTAGTTTTATAATATTACCTATAGCATCTGTAAAAGGCTTAAAAAACTTTGATATTGCTGCGAATCCTGACGATTCTCCGACTTTTTCGTCTTCGCCAAATAGTTCATCGATAGCTTTTTTTAATTCATCAGATTCATAAAGTTTGCGCATCTGACTTAAAATATCTTTATTCGACGAAATGATATTATGACTTATAATATTTCTGTCGTAAAATAAACCTGAAACTTCAGTTTCTACCTTTTCAATTTTTTGCGCCTTAGGCATTTTTGAATCCTTGAAGTTATGTGCCATCATTGTACATATAACATCACCAGGGTAATTTTCAATTAATTTATCGTATGATCTTTTACTAATTACAACAGCGGGTTGATTCCTTTGTGCAAATCTGTTAGCTTCAAGAATATTGTCTTGATTATATGCTGGCTTATTTTCAATGCTTTGATATGTACCATTTCCATTGTCAACTAAAAACGCAGGTGAACCTACATCACTTGATCTATATGAACGTAATAAATTTCTTGTTTCATCAGGTGCATAAGGTTTTTCAAATTTTACAGCCCAGGGACTTACTGATAATACTTTTAAATCCAATTCATCTTTAAAATTGTTTCTTATAAAATCCTTATGAACAAGATCGTATATTTTCTGACTGTCTTTTAATAATGAATGTGTACCATTCATTTCATCAAGTTTTGTATTTTGATACTCTAACGCACTTTGTTTTGTAACAAATTTTTGTGAATGTGTTTTTATAATATCGCTATCACCAGTATCAAGATAACTATCTATACTTTTTTTATTTAAATGATAAAAAGAATAATACTCTGCAAAAGCTTCTTCAGGTGAAACATGAGCATAATCAGTAATTAATTTTATACCACTGTTGCTACCATTTCTTGGTATTCTTATATCATCGCCTGTTGCGTTATCTTTTGTTCTTTCTTCTTTATAACTCCATCCACATTGATTTGCAAATTTTCTATATTCTTGACTTCCATATCTATCAAGTTTTTTAGAAACAGCATGTCCCATTTCATGAACAACTACAGAAGCGAAATGATCTGTCGCGTCTATGTTTGATACTTTAGAAGTTGCTCGTAAACAATCTGGTGAAAACTGTATTTTTTTATTATTAGGATCGTAAAACGCGTAAGTCTTCGTATATTCATTATCATATTGTATTGTAGTTAAATTTGAATTATTTACAATATGACCTTTTGGCAAAGTATCTATTAACTTTTCAATTGTTTCTAATGCGTTAATATTTGATTTATTCCAATCACCTGTTAATTGTTTTTTATATTTTGAATTAAAACGCATTTGAAGTACTGGTTTAAAATCCAATTTCGCTTTTTCAAAATAGTCTTTATTTATCAAATCAGTAAATATAATATCTAAATCGTATTTATTTACTGGAAATTTATTTGCATTTACATAACTTTGAAAATGATTCTTCGCTTCCTCTTCTGAAAAACCAACTTGTTTGAATTTCTTTAAAAAGTTACCTTTTATTTTTTCAGCATCTTTTATATTTGCCAAACTTATAGTTGGAACATTATAACGAGGTACAGATACAGAACCATTATCGCCAAAACCTAAAGTAACTTCAATATTTTGTCCTTGAAAAAACGTTAATAATTTTTTACCTGTTAATGAAAATCTTTTAAAAGCTGAATTAGTAGCAGCAGTAGGTTTTGGGTGTTTACCTATTATCGATAATAAAGAAGCAAATCTTTGTACATGTAAATCATTATCTACAGTATTTTTAACAAAAAATCTACTCAATGAATTTGTAGCAACTGCTGTAAGAGCTAATGACGATATACCTGACGTTTCGTTTGCATCTACAATTAAACTATCACGAGTACCTAAATATTTCATTAGTTCTTTCATTATCTGATTTGATCCTGTTACAGTTAATGCAACACCATCGTAATCATAATTACTTTTTTGTGTATCTGCAACAACTGATAATACACCTTTGACGTTATTTATTTCAACATCGTAATCGTTTGTTAATTCTTCATTAGTTGGTACGTTATCTTCAACGACTGTTTTTTCTAACTTCTTTACAAGATCGCCGTAAAATATATGCGCATCTGAAAATATATCTACATCAAAACGTTTTATTGATTCTTTTTCTAAATACGTTTTTATAGCATCGTTATTATGATTTAAATAAAATTCAAAATCTTTATCAATGCTATCAGTTTGTGTTTGATATAATATCCAATTACTACTGAAATTTTCAACACAAAATTGTTTTAATTCATTTACCTTATCAACAACTTCAAAATATTTATCGGCTTTTGAATTTCTTAAATCTGCAAGTTCACCTCTAAACTGCTTGTATTTTTCTTCTAATTCTGGTGAAAGGTTTTTAGCTTCAAGTAAATGTTCATAATTTGCTTGTATAACATCTCCTAAATTAGTAAATAATGAAATATCTACTTCTTTAGAAAGTTTGTCTTTATATTTTTCCCTTACTTCTTTTTTAATTGCTTTTACAATATCATCTTTACCATCAACTGCACCTACTGCTGCTAAACGATCTTGTATTTCAATATACATTTGTTGCCATATAGACATCGCACGTTTTGTAAATTCATTTGTAAATGAATATTTTAACGCACCATAAAATCCTTCGTATTGTTTGAAATCAGTAGGTTTGAAAGGACCATTTTGTTCACCTTCAACTTTTTTAAAGTTTGTTATTATTTCATCAAGAAAAACTTCACCATTTACAGGTTCTTTTATTCTACAAAATTCTTGTGATAATTTATTTAAGTGATTACCTAATTTTTCTAAAATTGGAAAACTTGGAAGATCATACCAACCATTATGATAATTTGTAGCCTCATGTAATTTTATTACCATTCCACGCTGCCAACTTCTAATTGTACCGACTGGGCAAACTCTTGGCCGTTCTTCTTTTGAAATCGACATGTGATAATTTATTTATGTTCTACCAATACTGATAATTTACGTTTGTTACATTCATCTATCGCCGCGTCTATTAATTCATCTTTGCCGCATTCAATATCCTCAGTTACAGTAACAGAAATAATTTTTTGTAGTTCTTCATCAGACATTTTTTCTACAAATTCTTTAATATTTATTTTATTATGTGACATAATTAAAAAATTTATTAATTAAAATAACGATTAAGCGATATCTACAAGAACTGCAGCTTGTTTTTCGAATTTTTGTTTATCCAAAACACCACCATTCATTCTTTCATTAACTTTTGCAAACATTGCAAGGTTTGAAAGTGTTCTACCGTTTACTTTATCGATATCAAGGTTTTTTCTGTATTTAGTAAGAAAATCAATAACCGCTTGTGTATGTTCAGGTTTAACTCCCATATCATTTCCTTCCTTATCTCTGAACTTCATTATGTTTTTAATTTTATTCAACTTATGAATTGTTTCATCCATAGTCATTGATAAATCAATTGCACGTGCTCTTGAATTAACAATAGGTTGAGGTAAATCTTTACGCCTTAAATTTGTAATGAATATTACTTCACCTGAAAACTTAAATGATTTAGGTGGATATACTTTTTTACCGTCTTCAGTTATTGATATTGGTTTTGGATTTGGGTACCTTATTGTATTAGTACCTGAAGTATCTAAAGCACCTTTTAACATATTACCTGCATCTTCATCATCCCACATATTATCGCAGTCATCAAATATAACAAGCTTATCTTTATTTGTGTACATTAAATTATACATATCAGAAGGTGAAGTTGAACCTGTAATTGTTACAGCGTCGTATTCATCTGCATCTAAATGTAATTCTTCATCGTAAACACGTTTGTTATTTCTATCCAACGATTTTAATAACTCCCATGTTTTACCAACACCGCCTGTACCATAAGCAATTAAAGCTTTAGGACGACCTGTAATCATAATTGCATCCAAACATAAATCGTATGCATCCCAACGATCTTCGTAACCAACACCTAATGTTTCTGCAATTTTCTTTTTCTGAAAACGATTTATTTTATCGTAATCTTTTTGCGAAACTTCTTCCTTAATATCGTTGATATCGAAGTCTTCAGACATTACGTCAACTTTACCATCTTTATCAGTAGGTACATCAGAAGGTAAAGATGAACCAGTAGGTTTTACAGATTTAAATCCTGAAAAATCATGTTCACGTAATTCCTGTTTTTGAAGATGCGTTGCGTATTTATAATCGCCCAATAAATCACCGTGCACATTTGGATCATATATTCCCATAGACATTAAATCACGATGTTGTTGTGCGCGATTTACGTTTTTCTTATTTTCAATTATTGATTGTATTTTTTCTTCATCGCTATTACCATCAATATCTTTTTCACCTTTATATTTACCACCAAAATTATGAGCAGCATCAATTGTATTATCAACCCAACGAAATGTTTGATATGTACTACCATCTTTTTTCTTTGCAATAATTTGTTTCTTTACAAGTTTTGAAGTGTCCAACATACCTTTCACTAAATAGCTTTTAAAACCTAAATCGATATTGTTTAAAACAGATTTTTTAACTTCCTGTTTAACCTCTTCAACTTGTTTTTCTTCTTCAACACTTTTTTCAAGTTTAGATGCTTTATCACCTTTTTGTATTACTTTATCAATATTTTTATTTTTTGCATATTGATTCAGTAAATTAATTTTGCGTTGATTAGCTGACATACTTTTATTTTTTATATAAAGTAACTATTTTAATTTTTAAATTCATGATCTTAAATACAAAAATACGTTGTTTATTTGAAAGCAAATTATACTTCATAATTTTTTTCTCCAATAGAAATTCTTACTTTACTTCTACGTTTTACTTTAGGAATATATTCAACGTTTTTAGCAATATCAAAATTTTGAGTTTTATAATTCCAACTATAATTTTGATCGCAATAATTTAAACTACATCTGCAATGTGGATGAGTACTTCCAATAACTGGCTTCCATTTATTAACCTGTCTACCTATATTAGTACCATTACCACGTAATTCTGATAATTTAAAAATACGCGGTTCACTTTCAAATCCCTTTGTAGTATAAAGCGCTATACAATGTTTACATGCTGATTCATATACTCTTTTCCAAACAAGAACGTCATCTCCATATACGTTCTGTAAATATTCAGCTTTTCCTTCCTGATATGCAGTGTTAGAGACGTATTCTACAATGCGATCAAAATTTCTTGACCAATCACCTGATTTGCTTGATAATTCATTAGCAATGTCTCTTACAGTGTCGCCATCCAATACACCTTGCATTATTTCTTCACGTATAAATTTTTCTTGATTTTTTCTTGTATTTTTATTTAAGACATTATTAATGTCATGAAATATTTTACCGCCTAATCCTTTTATGTCACCTAATGATTGATTTTTTACACTCTTTAAAACATATGATTGTCGCTGTGAAAGTTGTAATGGATTTGTTTTCATATAATTAATCATATCATCATATGACCAATTCATTGCTTCTTTTAATCCAAGTGCTTGTGAAAGTATACCTAAATGAAACGACGATTTTAATCCATCGCTAATTGGTTGATAAATTTTTAAAGCATCGATTCCATATTTACTCAATAATTGAATATCTTTAGGTTGAAGAAATTCAGTACCTACGTAATTACTTAAAAATGTAAGATTATGCTTTTGAATAATCTCTTCGATTTGCTGTAGTTGATGTGGAAATAGTTGCATTTTTTAAATAAACAAATATAATTAAATAAATGTTAACGTAATATATCACAACGTAGTTTATTCCAATGAGCAGTTCCAGTTATATTATCATCTGGTATTTTTCTAAATTATCCAAACCTATAAATTTAAGTTTGTTCATTGCTTGTATTGTTTTATTTTTGGTTGAAGGTTTACGCTGGCTCGTCTGTAAATGCAGCAAAGCCATCGTGGTTAAAGGTTTGGCTGAAGTAATCTTCACCATCATTAAATTTTTTACTCCCTGATAACCCACCGTATAAATCCTGATTGTACCCATCTATTATATCCTGCCTTTCTTTGGGGCGTAGTTCGGTTGCTTTACGAAGTGCATCTTTGCCAGCGATAATTGCACCATTATAGTGTGCCCTTTCTTTTTCCGACAACCCCGATTCATTAAGGTTACAGGCACATCCTGCTATATTAGCTTTAATATCCTCAATTAAAATTTGTAATGCTGTTTGTGCCATAGTAGGTTTATTTTTTACGGTTTATTACTTTTCTTTCAATAATATCAGGTTTTATAATTCCTAACATTTGATTTCTAACCTCTAATTTAATAAAATCAGATAACCCCATTAATTCAAGAGGTGTAAACCCATCGTTAGTTCTTTCCATTTTACTTGTACCATCTGTAAATTCAGTTAATGATACTGTCCATTTTTTAACTTTTAATGCTTTTTTCTTTTCTGTTTGTGCCATGATTAATTATTTTTTAGTTCAGTGTAATAATATATCTCTGCCTGTTTTTTTGTAAACGGTGGCAATTTTTCAGCCTTTTTATGTTCAGGTTTTTCAAAAAAACAAGCTAAGATAAAAACACCTGTTAATATTAATAGTGCCATAGTGGTTATTATTTTAGTAGTCAGGACAGGATTCGAACCTGTAACGCATTTCGGCATAATTCTTATGCTATATCGTGGTTAGCTACTCCAGCGTCTACCAATTCCGCCACCTGACTATTGTTTCCCCGCCCTCACCCATAACATTCTTTGGAGGGTTGGTTATTGGTTGTTTTTGTTAAGTTCTGAAATAAGGGCATCGGCTTGTTTTACAGCTTGTTCTGCTCTTTCAAAACCAGTACCATAATAAGAAACTAACCCCTGCATAGCCATAGCAGCAAAGTATTCACGTTTGGTTAAGCCGCCAAACAACCCTGTTACCATTTCTGTATCATTTTGGTTTACCCAATTTCTTTCAGTTGTTGGGTACATTGGTTCATTTCCATTTGTCATATTTCTACTTTATCTTTAATTATTTCAATCATTAGTGGTTATTTATCAATTAAATTAATTGTTGTTTGTCCAACACCTTTTTCAGTTTTATACATAAACCCTTCTCCGTCTTCATCTATATTTAATACTTTAAATTGTTCACCGTTTATAAAAAACATATCACCAATTTCAACTTTTTCACCTCTGTATTTTGTTTTTAATTCAGTTTCACTTGGTACATAATTATGATCTTTTTTTAACTCCTGTAAATCATTATCAATATTTAATTGAATATAATGTCGATCGTTTTTAGAAGCATGATGTAAATCATAACGTAATTTTTTTATATGTGATATCAACCAGTTTTTAGATGTTTCTTCATTTCTTTCCTTTCTACTACTAATTTCTTCGTGATCTTTTTTAACCTTTGGTATTTTTTCTTTTTTTTCTTTTACAACTTTTTCTTTCGGTTCAGCAACAACTTTGTTTTTATTTAATTCTTTGTCTACTAAATTTTCGTTACCTATTACAGGTACCCATCCATTTTCTGTTTTTACATTTTTGCCAGATTTATCTAGCATACCGATTGGAAAAGATTTTTTAGACATTGTTGAATTTTTTTGGGTTATTTAATTTAATAAGATAAAAATAAT